TTACATATACTAATATAGATATATAGAATATATAATATGGGAGGTAAGTACAATGAATGATATTTTGAATGCAATTATTGATATAATCTGTAAGGATTATAGAACATTTAAAAATTTCTGTAAGTATAATGATCCAGTAGATGTTGTACTTACTATATTAAATTATAACTACTGGAAATTAATTAAACGATTATGTTTGATAATAGTATTAGTAATTATTTACATTTATATGGGAGGGATAAATAAATGAAAATTAATTGGGAATTGGTAGAAAAAGTATTTATGACAATTGGGTTTATATGTTATGGTATATTTATAGGATTTATGATCTGGTTGATAATCTGGGTAAATCATATGTTAAGAGGTTGGTTTTAATAAATAAAAAATAAGGGAGGAAATAGAAATGGAAAATTTTAATAAAAGTGTATTAGAAGTAATGTTAGAAAGTGGAGCTATGATATATTGGATAGCTATAGTTATAGGTTTATTATTAATAGGAATATTATATATGTTCCTAGAAAGTAAAAATAAAAAAGCTATTAAAATAAGAAAATATCTGCAAGAAACTATGGATGAAATATTTGGAGAATAGTAATACAAGACTATCAAAAATATAAAAATAAAAAGGAGAAGTGATTAGTATGTTAAAAGGATTATTAGTAGGTTTAGGAGTTTTAATAGTTGGAGCTGCGATTTATCAACATAAAAAAGAAAAAGAATTTGATGAAAATATTAATAATATTACAAGACAAACTGTGGATAACATTACAAGAGAAATGGACAGAATGACACAAGAAACTGTCCAAAATATAAATCAATTTATGCAACAACAAATACACAACATGTAAGAAAATGCGGGGGAATAATCATTTCTAACTATTCCCTCAGTTTATATTTTAATAATACAATTTAAGAAGGAGAAGATAAAAATGTTTGGAGAATTTAAAGAAGTTGTAGAAATAAAAGAAACAAAAGGAAATTTATGGACAAAATGCGAAAAGGAAGCTCTTACAGAAGCTCAAATAATGCAAATAGTTAAAGATAATTATAAAAGGGAAGACATATTAGAAAATGACGAAATAAAGAAAGCTATTTGGGCTGCTAATAATGAAGAAGAAATAGCTGAAATTAGAGCTAAAATATGGAATGAATTTGATTTTAAGATGTCTATATATAATTATGACTCTAAAGGTAATAGAACTTTTAGAGAGGAAGATATAGTATACAATGAATATACAAGAAAAATGTCATTTATAGATCATCAAGGTGAAGTTTACAGAATGTACTTACTTTTAAAGAAATTAAATAGTAAGCAAGATATTAAAACATACTTGGATGAAATAGTTAATTGCTATAAAATGTTAACATGTGAACATTATAATAAATAAATATAAAATATAGGAGGAAATAAAATGAATAAAGGAGTATTAACAATTATCGGAGGAATAGTATTAGCAGGTATAGGATATAGCATTTGGAAAAATCTAGATAAAAAAGAGAAGGAAACTGATGCAGATCTTCAAGAAACTATCAAAAAAGTTAATGAAGAATTTAAAGAAACTGAATTAGAGGATTCTAAAGATATTAAAGATGATAATGATTTTCTAGATAAATTGATGGAGGAGCAAGCTGAGCTTGAAAAGGATACTAAAAACTGGGATGACAGAAATGAAAAAATCAAAAAAGAATTATCAGAAAAGAATAAATCTTTAAACGATCAAGATATATTTGAAGATAAAGTTTCTGAATCTTCAGAATTCGCAGCTATAAATGCACTTAGAGAAGCTGCTGGTAAGGAGCCTCTTAAGGTATCAGAAGAATTTGAAAAATTTCTAGGTAAAGATTCTGAAAGCAAGTCAATGAAAGAATCGCTAGATAATATAGCTGAAAATATTAAAAAGGATCCAGAATTAAAGAAAAGAGTTCTTAATATATTACAAGAATAAAATAAACTTGGGAAGCTTTCGAGCTTCTCATTTTTATTTTTTATTACTCTATAACCAAATCCACCCCGGACTTTTGTTGTTCATCTGGTTTAACTTTTCGATAATTACATATAATAAGGTAGAAATAAAATGATACTAATTTAATAAACAATAATATTTTTAAACATCTTGATGTCATTTTATTTTGAAAAATATGAAAGGAGTGCTATTATGGACAGGAAAGACATTGACCTTAAATTGCAGAAAATTCAAGAGTTTAGAGAAAGGGCGAAATCTAAACTAAATCATGCTGCTGTATCAGTACCAGAATTTAAAGCACCTTATGGTCATAGAACAATTTTGGAAATTACACCAAATATGCTAGAATCTTTCCAGTATTCTCGTAACTGGATACCATTTGCAGATCATAACTCTACACAACGTAATGATATGTCAATTTCACAAGAAAAAGCAATGGTTGTTCCTTTACATACAGAAGTACCTTTTTGTGCATCTGCAATGTGTATGGATATGTTTGAGAAATCATCTGTTATTGAGAGAATACGAGGGAAAATTACTAAACTAGCAGAAATAACATATCAAAGTCAGCGTATTATCGTCTATAAACATAATGGGCGTATAAGTTTATTAGATACTGATGGTACACATGATAATGGCGGTTACATGGTGTATGAACATACTGATTTAGATCTACTTAAAATGGGCGAAGAGTACGATATAAACTCAGATGATTCAAATTTCACATTAAGATATCCTCATTGCTATAATCCAGTGAATTCTATGATGACACGTGGTAATAATTTTCTTACAATGATGGATATTAATACTGATATGCAAGGGGACTCTATTAAAGTAAGTGAATCATTCTGTGATAGAATGACATTTGCTAAGATTTCTCGTGTTTCTATTGATCTTAAAGATAGAATAATCATATCAAAATATAAAAATATATTTCCACCACTTAAAACTATACTAGAAGACCCAATTGTCTTTAAAATAGTTGAAAATGAAGGAGAAATAACAAAATTAACTCAAACACATGATGTGCCGATATCTGAAGAAGAAACTCAGCTTATAGTTCATCCGAATTCTTATATAAATCGTATAAGAGTTATATGTAATGAACCTATAGAAAATCCTATATTGGAAAACTATAGACAGGAATATATACAATTCCGTAAAGATGTATATTCAGCACTTAATAGAATTGTGACACAGTATAAAGATATATGTGATGAAAAAGTTCTTCGTTATCTTGAGAACTTTAAATACTTTGATAAATTGAGAACTTCTGATAAAGTGATAAGTAAACCATTTATCACTATTGATATTGTAACATTTGTAAGACCAAATATTGGATCTAAAGTAACTAATTCCCATGGGGCAAAGGGAACTATTGAAAAGATCTATCCAGATGGTGAATATAAAGATCCGTCTACTGGGCGTAATATAGACGTACTTTATAGTAGCCTTACATTTGTAAACCGTATTATTATGGGTTTTGATGAAGAACACTTTTTATCTGCAGTATTTTACTGTTTTGTAAATGCTGCTAAGAAAATGAATGCTGATACTTGTTATAAGCATTTCATTAAACTTTGCACTCTATGTAATATTAACTATGATTTTGAAAATAGATTTACTCCAGAAGAAATTCATAAATTATGTCAAAATTATGAAACACTTCCGGTTGCAGTAATGCCATGGAGTAATGATTTTAGTATTAAACGTGCGTCTCAAATAAGAGCGTATGCAGTAAAACATTTTGGAATGGCCGAAACAGATATAGAAGTTTCTCATCCAGAATATGGAGATTTAAATCTTACAGTAAAGCACCTACTTGGATATACATACCAACATATAGATCATCATGATACTATGTTTGGTAATAGTAGCACAAGTCAACCAGAAACAGATACTAAAGGTTTGGCAAAAGAAAAGAATGATGAGAAAGCAAATCTTGAATCTCTTAGAAGTAAGAAAGCTTGTAAAGAAGATGTACAACTTACATATAATCTTACAGGTCTTTTATTAAATCATGACCTTAAATCTGCTACAGTAAATGATGGAAATCGTGTATATATTGTAACAGAAGAACTTCGTGCAATAGGTGCAGATATATATTTTGAACAAGAACTAAAACCTAAAGAAGATGAATAGGAGGATTAGATGTTTTTAAAGTATGGTAATAAGAAAATAGGTAAATCAGAAACATTTATCCCTAATACTACTCATATGTTAAAACTTCCCGATGGGCAAATACTACCAATGGATATTGATGTTGGAATTCGTGTAGAATCTAATGGTGATATTTCATATAAAGATGTAGTATATAAGCAAACTGATATAAAGATATTACCATTATCTGAAGTAAGTAACCATTTGGAGAGACCTGGAACTATAACAAGGGCAACTGAAGTAGTATTAAATGATTTCTGGAGAAAGAGAACTAGTTTTCCAGATCCAGAAACAGTTAGTGATGAAATACCATTCACTAAAGCAATAATAAAAGCAATAAAGATTATGAGTAAGCCTAGACCATTAGATCAAAAAGCTAGTGATAAACTACTTAATGATGTAAGAAATCTTAATAGTTGTGTAGATAATAATAAAGAAATATCACTTTCGGTAGCTTCTAGATTATTATGGTCATTTGGAATTAATTTCAAAGATATATTTAATGATAAAATAAATGGAGGTAATTAAATGTTTGGAAGAAGAGATAGCATAAGAAACGGAGTATTTACAACAACTGGTGGATATACAGGAGCAGCAACTAATTATACTCAACCAGCTTATACAGTAAATTATAATAATGCAGTTAATAGTACAGTACAAGCACCAGCTTCTGCAGTATACACATATCAACCAACTGCAGTACCAAATCTTAATGTAAATGATCAAGAAGTAAAGAATAGACTACTTGATGCAATTTACGATAATATATTAATAGATAATGTAAATAGAGATTATCTAGCAAGACTTGCATATATAGTTAATAATAATCATATTATAGCTAGAAAAGCAGAAGTAGTTACTCTTATAGATAAAATTGTAGAAAATAGTACAAATACAATCTTAAATAAAATAGGTAACGGACCTTATGGAGATGAATATATAGCAGGGCTTGCACAAAGAATAAATCAAGGATTAGATGTACATTTAGCTCAACTTGGTGTTGATTGGAGAGTATATCAAAATCCAATTACAGATAGTGTTATAGCTCATAAAACTACAGTGGCAACTCCTAGTACTACTACACAAATGTATAGTGTAATAAATGGAGAAACAGTTCCAGTTAATTCAGTTACAGGAAATAATAACTATACAGCAGCACAACAAAGTAGCAGAATTAACGATGCTATTATAAAACTTAGAAAACTTGTACAAGATTGTGGATTTACAGATATGGATAATGCTAAAAAGCTTAAAAAATTCTGGGATGCAAACTTTATAAGAAAATATAAAAATTATGCAGATTTAGAATTTGGTCAAATATGGCAAGCACTTATGGCATAAATATTAATAACAAGATAATTACATATAATATAGTAGAACAAAGTAATAAAAATATTTTTATTTGAGGAGGAAAATAATGGGTAACTTAACGTTTAACTGGAAAATTGTAATGGTGCATTTATTGATTGGAAGCTTGGTAACTAAAGCTAGAGCTATGAGTATAATGAATCAAGACAACTTCGTAAATGGGGTTGAAATTTATTATACAGATCCTGAGGTAATTGACAAAAGTGGTAGGTATGGATCTTATTCTCTAATTGTAATTATTGATAAGAAGAAAGCTACTACATTACTTGATATGCTTACTGGAAGTAGACAAGCAATATTATCAAAACTTCAAGAAATACATACATCAATTCAAAACAGTAGACTTGCTGTAGTACCAGCTACAGATTTAAGTAATGAGTTTAGAACAAACTTGCAACTTAACACACAAGAAGCAGCTAACTCAGATCCTACAAAATTGATGGTATTTAATGAAATTAATAATTTCTATAATGCTAGTGGGATGTATAGCACAAATGGTAATCCATTAAAATCAGTTGGAAGTATTATTGAATCTGATATGAATAATTGTATGAATACAATTTCTACAATATCAAATAGATTCGGTAATGACCCCGCACTTACATTAGAATATATTAATAGTGCAATGACTGACGTAGATGATGGAGCATTAGAAAAAGGTGTAATTTCATATTATAGTGGATTTGAAATCAGACCTCAACTTGTAATGGACCAATATAATCAAATCTCTTGGAATTTGGTCACTAAACCAGGATATACACTAATGAGAGCTGTTAAAGATGATACTGCGTATTCAAATATAGGATAAGGAGTTGATACATGTGGTTAAAGAAACTAAAACATCAGGCACAGTATTAAAGAAAAGATACAATGAAGCCGAACCACAGTTGGAAACAGTCTCATCATTAATGAAATCTGAAGATGAACCAGTTCAATTGGATAATAACTTAGCAGAAACACTTAGAAATATTTATAATACATTAAATGGTAAGATAAATATTAAGTATGCTAATAATAAACTAAATATCAATGGGATTAACCATCCTGTTGATATAGGTTTAAATCTGTTAAATAATTTTATCAATAAGGATAAAGTGCCTATAGATAATATTATTTTTAATAAGAATAATACAGTAGGTATTAATGGTACAAATATAAGTAATGTATATGATGAACCTACTAGAGCTACTGAAGTAGTAATTACTATGGGTAATGTAAAGTATTATTTAATGCCTAAGAATATAGTACTAACAACAGACCAATTAAAAGCTGTTCATAGATTAGAAGTAATAAATAAATCTAAATGGCCTCATATGCTTTCTGATGTAATAAGAGACGCATATGGTGATAAAGTAGTAGAATATAGTCTTATGATTGCTACTTTAAACTTAAATGATGAGGAAATTTATATGTCTGCTGATAAAATATTAGAAGTGGCTATACAAAATGGATTTATTTCATTAAATGATGAATAAAATTGTAAGGTGGGGATTGTTCTCCACCTTATTTTTATTATCTTAAAAGGAGAGGGAATAATATGAAATTTGAACGTAATGTACCAGAAATAGAAAAATTGTATAGTAAATTCGTAAATGCGTTTCAAAGAACCGGTTTCTTAAATAATGACTTATTTAATATGAACAGAGACATAAAGGATTATTTATTTGAAGATGTACTTATAGACCCGTATACTTCAAATAAATATGAAGAAGTTCTTATTGCTTATAAAGAAATCCCATATAATGAAAGAATATTACAAAATATAGTAATGATAAAGAAACAAAATGAGAATGCACTTGATATTCCAGCTAATATGGATATATGTGCATCTTTAGATATAATGAATGTACGTTTATATAAATGTATATTTAGTAAACCACCTATAGATCTTAATATGGAAAAAGGTATAGAAATACAAGAAGTAATAGAAAAGATAGAATATTTGCGTAAGAGAGGGTATAAGATAATAGAAAGCGTAGAGAAATTCTATAAATCTCAAGCAAAGAAGCATAAATATAATGTAGAACGTATCATAAAGCAATCTATAATAGAAGAAAGTATTGCAGATAGTAGTGTTATACTTGTAATTCCTATACCAGAAAAGAATGGAAGTTATAATATTAATGGACAAATAAGACAACCATTTATGACAGAAGCATTCTATTATGAACGTGCTATATATGGATATACTCCTTTTACATTTAAGGATCGTAAAGGAAAGAACCGTAATAAAGTACGTAAACAAACTGCATACTTTATACATGATATCTATACCAAAGATGGATATAATAAACCTATATTCCATTTAAAGTTTTATGCAAAATACTTTGTAAATGCACTTGCAGTATTTGAAGAAAAAGAAGCTGAAGATATAGTAAAGCAAATAATGGAACTTGATATTTCTGATGAAGTAAAGGATATAACTCTTAATACTTATGAGTGTTATCTAATGGATCAAGAAATGAGAAAGAAGTCTGGAGATGCAATTCCTAATATATATCAATGGATTGAAAGATCACATGATGTTGGATTTAATAAGAAGCGTGATAAAATGATTGCTTCTGGGGAAATAGATGAATTTTTAGATAATTCAGAACTTCCGGAGGAATCTGAAGATGAAATATTTGCAAAAAATAATAGTTTTAGACTAGATCGTAGAATGATTAATGCTAATACTGTAATAAAACTTATTGCAGGTTATAGCAAGAAACATTTCTACGCACTATATCCACACCTAGGTGAAGAACTTTTACGTATTTCTGATACTAATAAATCTGTAAAGGAAAAGACTTCTGATAATACTGTTAAATATAGTAAAGCATTTATTAAACCAATGAGTCTTGAAATATATAAGACTATTGCTTCTAATAGTGCATTATTTAATACATTTAATAATACTAACTGTTTTGATTATAATGCATGTTTACAATATAATAAATATCGTTACTTAGCAGATACTAATCCTAATAGTAAAGATGGACGTGACGCTAGTGATGCATTACCACATGAAAGATTCTTAAAATGGGGAGTAGATTATGGATTTGTAGATGCTGTTACTGTAAAATCAGAAAAATCTTCTGGTACTCAAGCACTAGTAACAGGACTTCAAATACATGCTAATAGAATATACAAAAAGAGGTAATATATGATAATATACGAATTAGAATTCGAAAATCATGTTAAACTTGGTAATTTTAAAATACAACTTGATAATCCTATAATAAGTATAGTAGGTAAAAATGGTTCTGGTAAGAGTTTTCTCTTATCGGAACTACATCCATACCCATCATCTAATAGATATAGTAGTGCATATTCTATTATTAAAGGTGTTACTGGGTATAAACGTATAACTTATAAAGATAATGATATATTTTATGAGATTATACATGAATATACTCCTAATAATAGAGAGGGGCATAGTGCAAAGTCATATTTTAATATAATTAAAAATGGAACTACTGAAGAATTAAATCCTACTGGAAATGGGAACTTCTTTAAAGAATTAGTAAAGAAGTATCTTAAATTTGATCATAAAACTTTTAGTAGTTCACACATTAGTTTTAAAACTAATGGACTTACTGAGTCTTCTGCTAAGAACAGACGTGAATTATTGTCTGATATAGTAGAAACTAAAGAAGTAGAAAATATGACTAAGAATTGTATTATTGAATATCGGACTGTTAATAATATGCTTAATAAGATAAAAGATGGACGTAGTGGAGATATATCTGGAACTGTAGATGAGTTAAAACATAAACTTAAAGAACTGGATATCGAAGAATCTGCTAATAATTTTAAAATGGATGCTATGAAATTATCTATAGAAGAAGATAAGAAAACACTTGCTCAATATGATAATTTAAAAGAAGATAACATAGATAATATCAATGCGTGCTTAGATGCATTATCTATGTTTTCTGATAATGAAACTATCATTAATAGATATAACATTAAAATAGAAAATGAGAATACTATTAATAGACTATTTAATGATATAACATCTAGAAAAGATAAATATTATAAAGAAGTATCACTTTATCAGACAAAACTTAACAAAGAAGAATGGACTAGTAAATGCGATATAACGCGTTTAGAGGCCTCTAATAAGCGTTCTAAACTTAGCTTATACGTTAATCCTAAATATATGGAAAACCTTTCTATTGAGCTCATAGAGCCTTTAAAGGCTATTATAGACGCAATAAATAGAGTTAAGAATTGTAGTTATAATTATGCTAGTAAAAATGTAGTTGATATAATGAAAGAACAAGAAGAAGAAAAACATGTATTGGAACATTTTATAGCAGAATATAATAAAAAGTATAATAATTCTGAAGGTGGGAAAGAATATGAAGTAGAACCATGTCCATCTAATTGTGAGCTATACCAAAGATATGTAACTGATGCAAAATGGGTAAAGGAAAATGCTAATAGTTTTAAAATGAGTGAAGAGAACTTAGCTATAATAAATAATGATATAGAGATCTTAAAGCCATTAAAGTTACTATTCAATCAATTACATATAATAGATAAATATACTAATAAAACCATGGTAGATTTACATTTAAATAAAGATGAATCATTTTTTCTTAATAGCTTAACAGATGGTGAATATATAATGTCAGTTTATACATTAAAGGCTAATATAGAAGATCTTATTAATAATATAATAAGTCTTGAAAGTAGTACTAAAGATTATGAAATAAAACTTGATAGCATTAAGCATATAAATCTAGATGTAGAAAATCCTGATGTTTTATTAGAGGAAATTGATAAATTAGAAAAGGATTTAAAGGCTATTAAAACTCATAATATCGAGTTTAACATTAATCCATATCTTCTTAATACAAAATATGCCTATATGACAAAGAACGCGTTAAAACAGCATTATAATGCGTTAAAAGAGGCAAATATGAACTATAATAAGTTAACTCTTAGAATATCGTCTGATGAAATGAGTATCAAGACGTTAGAGAAACGTAATTATGCTATAATTACAGAAAGAGTTAATATACAACGTATCATAGAAGATAAGATTAAAGTAGAGCAAGAATATAATAGTCTAGATAAAGATAGAGTTGCACTTTCTAGAGTTAGAGTAATTATGGAGAAAGAAATTCCATTAATAATGCTCAATAATGTGCTTTCTTTTATAGAAAAGCAAACTAATATTCTTTTAGATGAAAATAATATTCCTATCAATATTGAAATAACAGTAGATGATATTAATATAATGATATCTGCTTCTGTTAATGATATAGAAATAGCTGATATTTCTCAACTTTCATCTGGAGAACTTTGTTTAGTGAGTTTAATAATGAATGCTTGTGTTCTTACCTTGTCTGGATATAAAGTATTCTGTTTAGATGAAATAGATGCAAACCTTGATATTATAAACCGTAAGAAGTTTAATCAAATAATTGATAGTCTTCTTGCTACATTAGAAATAGATCAAATTATATGCATATCACATAGTATAGAATCTGCTAGTGATACAGCACATAGAATAGTAATAGGAGATATTGATGGTATATCTTTAAATAATGCCAGAACTGAATATAAAATATAATATATAGGAGAATTAAGTATGGAAAATAAAATGTTTTTCCTCAAAAAGGGTAGAGGAATAGAATTTGAAAGTATTATAGGCGGTAAAAGTATTCCATGTATTCGTAGTAGTAGTTCTAATAGTACGAATATAATAAAAATAGTAGAAGGTCTTAATCATTTTCTAGAATATTTTTATATTAATGATAAAGCTGAATACTATAGACTGGGACAATTTCTATTTAGAAAGATAGTAGAAATGTATAATGATACGAGTTTATTAACTCGTAATGCTGATGAAACGTTTAATGAAAAGTTTTATGCATTGATTGAAAAACATGTAACATTTGATGAATATCTAGTAACTTGTGTATGTAAATATGTAGATGCTATATCAATAGATAATATCGATGATAAGCCTGCAGAAACAGAAGTAACACTTGATAATCTAAATTGTAGAATTATTCATTGTCTTAATATACTTATTAAGATTGGTTATATATTTAATGGTATATTAAATAATACTAATAATAAGAAAGAAGATGATTATTTACAATTTATAGATAAAATACTTGATAATCTATGTAATGTTTATGCAAAATGTTTTCCTATTGATAGGTCTATAGATGAACTTAAATCAGAAATACACCATTTCTTTACAGAGTTCTATATAAATCAATGGACTAAGGAAAATACTGAAAATTTTGTAATAAAATTTAGTGAGTTTGGTATGAGTGAGCAAAGACTTGCAGATGATGCTAGAAAAATTATTTGGAAGGCACTTCGTAAGTATACTCCACCATTAAAAGATCAAACTGATGAAGAATTAGCAAAGAAATATAGTGTATCAGTTAAAGATATGAATAAAGTTGTATATAATATGACTTGTGACTGGGAAGACTTTATGTTTGCTAATAAAAACTTATCTAAGTTTATTACTTCTGTATATATGAATATAGTAAAGAACCAAGATAAGCGTAAGGAAATACCAGAAGTAAACCAAATAGATATAGTACAAGATAGTTATAGTGATACTAATAAAGATATAGCTCTTTATAGTGATAGGACTGCATTTCTATATAGTACGCGTATTAAGACTGCAAGAGAACTTATGGATAAATTTATAATGGAACTTGCAACTATATATAAAAATCTACTAGACACCCGTGGATTAGAAACTGCAGAAAAAATGTCAAATTTTGTAAAAAATAATATTGTAATCAATAAAGACCATTTATTTAATCAACTTATTATAAATAAATGTCTATTAGCCGTTATAGGAGAATATAAAACATATTCAAATCTTATATTCGGTACAAGTAATCAAAATATACTTGCATTATTCTATTTTAGAGTTATGGATGACCCAGAGCTTGAATTCCTACACAATATATGTAGAATAATCACAATGCAAGATAGTAAAATTCCAATAACTCCTTTAAATGATGCTGATATAATAGCATTATTAAATAAGGGAGAATTAGAAATAAGTTTAGAAGATTTTAAATCATTAATGAACATGTATATGGGAGATGTGGATACCTATTCGCCTAGTATACATGAGATGTATGATATATTACGTTTATTAAATAGTCCTAAAATGTTACGTAATTTATTATTTCCAAAGCAATACCCTATTGAATTCGATGATAATGAGGAGACTAATCCTTATGAAGAATATATCAATAGGCCACCTATTGTAAATAGTTTATTTAGCGAGTTTGTGAGGTAAACGTGGATTTAGATCAAGCAAGTGAATTATGGTTTAAATTTATGTATGCTGAACTTAACCCGAGAAAGAGTCAAAATGGTTGGTTTAAGATAACTGGTGATAGAATATGTAGTGAATGTCCTAGACATAAGAATAGAAGTCTGTATGTCTGGTATCAAAAAGATAAAAGGCCATTCCTTAAATGTTTTAGAGCTAGTTGCACCATAAGACGCTATATTACGGTAGAAGACTTTGAAGATTTTGGTTTTGATAATAAGGAAGCTATATTGATGTTACTTAAAGCTTCTAAAGTTGATAGTAATATCAAAGAGTGGCAACTTAGAACAAAACCGGTAATCGTTCAAGATAAATCTTTATCTAAGACTCAGTATGATTATTTAATCAAAAGAACAGGAATTCAATTTAGTCCAGCTTTGATACAGTTTTATAGAGTAGTACCTAATCTAGCTCAGACAATCTACGATACTCTTGATGAGTCTGATGTTGATGATCTTAATAAGTTCAATGTATTAGGTATACGTAATGATAAGCGTGGTATTACATTCGCTACGCGTGATTATAGAATGTTTATGTTTAGAAGTATTTATGGTAATTATAAAGTAAAATATGCTCTTGAAAAAGATTATGGATATACTTTATATAATGGTATTCCAGATAAAGTAGATACTATTGTAATTACAGAAGGTATTTTTGATATAATAAACATCTATAATTATTATCATAAACGTAAGAATACTTTATATATTGCATCACTGGGTGCTGAGTCGATGATTGAGTGTTTATCTTATTGGTATAGACAACATGTGGAAACAGTAAAAAACATTGTCATCTATTCAGATAGTGATATTGCAGAGGAAAATAATAAGTTTACATACAATGCAAATTTCTATAAGAAATTTATAGGTATTGTAGAAAAGAAAATAGGACTAGATAATATAAATAAAATTACTCTTTGTTATAATAGAAAGAGTAAAGATTTTGGTGATGTTTCTCTAGAAATAGAGAAAAAAGAAATAATATTATATGAAAATAATGTAAGAAAAGGAGAATGATTAAGTATGGTAAAATTAGTAAATGGAAATGAAGTTAGAGAAAATATGAAAAGAAAAGATGCAGGTTTAGACAAAATTCATGAAAACTTATATGTTAAAACTATAATGAATATTAGAAAGATTAGATATCAATTAGATGCAACATATTTTGGTGATAATACTAGAAAAAATAGTTATTATTATAGTAAACTTAAAAATAAACTTAAATCTTTAAATGGTATAATGAGAAGTCCTTACAGAAGCGTATTTCACAGTTTTGTAATAGATAGACCAGCTGATAATAGTGTACTACTTAAGGTATATGAATTAAGTATAGAATTCTATGATAATAAAAATGGTGAATTAGTGTATGAATACAATCCTACAACTGGACTATTATCAAACATTGTTAATGATTGGCCATTTATTGAAAATAGACCAATAGCAGAAGGACCTGTATATATTTCTGTAGAAGAAAGTAACACTTATAATCTTCATAGTTATCAAGAATTTAGTAGAAGTATTAATGATATAATTAATAAAGAAGACCGGGTTTCATTAAATGTTGCTAATATATTAAATATAAATGGAAACTCAGGTGCATTTAAATCATATAGAGAAAAGTTTGAATTAGCTAATAGATTAGCAGATGATGCAAGCTTTATGATAAATTCTTCTAAATATGAAAGAAGTACTATCATGATATTAAAATTAGAACTTAGAGAAGATAAATTTGATTTAAATAAACCTCTAGATGAACTTTATAAAGATGCACTTAAAGAACTATTAAGTTTTAGTAATGCATATGGACTTGGAATTTTGGATAATAAAACATGGATTAATACAACTATGGAATATTTTAATCCTGTATTAACTGTACATTTTGTGAAACTTGAAAATAATATCAATAATAATGATGATATACATATAGAAAGAATGATTTCTAATGCTATAAATGATATTCAAAATGAAAGATCTTTACATGCTTTTATAATTAATAGATTAATGATAGAACAAGATGTAAATATATTTTTATCTGAAGATGGAAATAATTTAGAATCTCATAGAAAATATGAAATTGCTAGAGATTTAAATAGAAATGAATATATAGTAGTTAAACCAGAAGATAGTGTATATCCAGACCCAGAAAATATGTATATAAATCTTAAAAATAAAGATGAATATATTACAAAATTAGTCGCAAGTTCTGTTACAGGAGCAGATGAATACTTTGAAAAATTTGCAATATCAAATGATTTAGATGAAGATGAATGTGAAGAATGTTGTTGTGAATGTGAAGAAGAATAAATAATGGTGGGATTAATTTCCCACCGCTTAATATAATAGGAGGTAAAATATGTTATTTAAAAATTTTAATGAGGCAATATTATTAATTAGAAGATTTCTTAATCCTGAATTGGTAGAACAATTAAAGAATTCTACAAAAGAAGAAGACAAGATTGAATATGAAAAATCTTCTATGTATAATAGAATAATTACTAAAGTAATGCCATCTGCAATGATTAAAGTTTTCCAAGAAAAAGGAGAATCTATACTAGATGGAGATGCTTCTACTAAAGAAGCTTTTGATGCTTCTTGTACATACTTTGGTGATTTATTAGGATTTACATTTGCTCTTAATAATGCTGTAAATATGGCAAAAACTAAATTTAAAGTAGATGCATATGGAAGTATTTCTAGAAGAATTGAAAGTTTCTTCTTAATTAGACTTACTAGAGAAACTTGGATGTTTTCTGAAAGAATAAATATTATATTTAATAGAATTGGTAGAGTATTATTAAAACCAAATTTTATTGATAATAATATATTAATCAAAGTAAGAAATGAAGATAATGATAATCCAATATTTGCAAATGAAAATAAAGATGTTGCATCTATGGCTGTTAAATTTATACATGTAAAACATGATTTTGATAAAATGTCTACTGTATTCCATAAAATACTTTATATATTAAATAAATTTACACTTAATGGATTAAATGAAGTTATTGAAAACTTCTGGGGATGGATTGATAATGCCGCAGTTAATGACGGTATCATGGATATGACTGATATGAATAATAGTGCTAAAGAAATGCCAGTTAAAATATCTGATAAATCTATTAAAGGTATAATAATGGTAAATTTAGATGTTAATAGTACTGATACTAAGATAGCATTATATAAAGCCGAAAGAGATACCATTTCTGATGGACAATATAGATAGTACATTATTTTCATATTAATTTTATAAATGGGGAGATAGAAATATCTCCCTAACTTTATTTTTTTTACCTTAAAGGAGTTGATTATTTTGAATAAATTGGATATTATCATTAAAAATATGGGATTTAAATCAAATATTACTAATATAATTATGATTATAATGAATGATGTTGAAGATAAATCTTATGATGATATAATGGAAAAATATAGAAGAATTACTAAAAACATTGAAGATTCACATGCTAAAATATATAATGATAATATATATTCTAATAAAGATATGCTAGAAATGTGTGAACTTTCTATAAAATATAAGAATAAACCTGTAATAGAATTATTAGAAAGTATAAATGAACCTGATAAAGTAGATGTTAAAATACAAGAATTTAAGAATAATAATGAATATTATGAATCTATACTAGAAATACTTGTAGAAATAAGACAACTTCATAATTTATTATCATATTTTTATACGTATGAATTAGTAAATGAATACTTTAAAGGTGAAAATATGGAATATCATACTAAAGATGGCAATTTCTTATATGTTATTATTGTATGGTTTATTATTTATTATGAATATTATCGTACTACTAAAGATCATCTTGGAGAATATTACTATGATGATGAATATTGTATAGGTTTTATTACAAATGCATTTAAAGATATGATTAATGATGAAGAAAATCATAGAGACGTACTTGGTGGAATAGAAATTACAAAGGAATTATCTATAATAGATGATACTCAATATAATAAACTTATAAACATTTACAATAGTATCTCTCATAAAAGTTAATAATGACTTAATTACATATAATATAGTATATAAAGAAATATATCAACTCTGATATATTCTTTATAAATAAAATATAATTGGAGGAATATTTATGGCTGAAAAAGAAAAGAAACAAGATGTAGAAATTAAAGAAATGGATTTTTATGAATTCATTAAAGGAGCTATTGATAATGGTTTTAAAACCAAATGTCTGTATGATGTGCAAACTATTAAAATAGAAAATGCACATCCTAACGTGGATAAGATAAGAAAACACTCATCTGAAGTTATAAAGAAACTTATAGAAGAGTATAAACCAATTGAAAATAAAACTTCTAAAGAAATTATAGCTTATATAATAAATACTGGTAAGGAGTTATATGATAAGAAGGTAATGCCTAATATCGCTGCATATGATAATAAGAATATTAAAAATAATACTCCAGAAGAATTATTAGATATGGCAGAAATAATGCAAAGATTATCATATTTACAAAATCTATTTATACTTCATAATATAAAGTTATTAATAGAAACTACTATGGAAAGTGATGCTGATTGGTTTGTTAAATTTGTAGATGAAAATAAAACTAAAATTAATACAATGGATTTTGCATGGGATATTTACATGGTTGTATCTTGTATAATTCCATTTAAGTTTGGATATTTTAATGTAGAACATGACTTTGGTCCATTAAAATCAATGACTGCTGGTGGAAAACAAATTCCAGATTTCTTCTGCGTACTAGCTCAGCAATTTGGTTTAATAACTGTAGGAGAAAGAGCTTTAATATTAAAATATATAAAAGATAATAATGCATCTATTAAACAGTCTTTAAAGGATATTGCAGACCATTTAAAAGTAAATTAATATAAGTGTATATAAATAACGTTGTATAAGTTTAAAACCTTGTATTTAGGCTTATATAGCGTTTAAATATAATATAAAGGAGGAAATTGTATGGCGGCTAAAGTTAAATCAAGAATTTTTGAAATTATAAAGGAGGATGAGTTAAAATCGGAGTATTTAGATAGATATCTAGATATGGCAATTGTAAAACTGAAGATTTATGCAGTTTGTAGAAGGTTATTAAAAACTATTAGAGGATTTAAAACTGCAAATAAAGCTAAAATTGATAATTACTTAGATAAAAGAGAAGGAGAACTAATTAATCATAAATATTTACGTACTAATAGAGTACTTGCTAAAATATTTTTACAAATGAATCGGGAAGATTTAAGTAATAATATTATTGATGACGTGTATGAAATATTTAGAGACTGTCAAATCGATAGAATAGTAGGAGAATTTAGTAGTATAGCAGACAATGTTGATAAATCATTAATAGATCAATTATTACTATTAAATATGGAGGTAAGTAAATTTCAAAGTGATAGTATATTAGAAATTGTAGAGTTATATAATTATCAAATAGATACAGAAATAGTAGATTCTTATAATGCAGCATCTGGATATAAAAGACATATCACTAGAAGAGTACTGGAAGATATTCCATTCTACATAGCATATCAATTAGTAGTAGATGATAAAAAATCATTAGATAATATAGAAAAATCTATTAAAGAGTCTTATAAAAACATAAATGAATGGGAATATGATTCAGCAAAAAGAATAGTAGAATCATTTAAAATAGTAACTACTGTAAAATATGAAAGATTTGAAAAATTCTTAAAATTGATTGGAGGAAATAGAAAATGAGAGATAAAATGATAAAGGAAATGACAAATAGAATAAGAAATATGAAAGAAGTTATTGATCAACTTGAAGAATCAATGGAAACTATTAGCAGAGCTATAATGGAAAATAATGCAGCATACTCTGAAAGAGTATTAGACATGCAAAGTAAACTTGCATTTAAAGAAGTAACTCCAATGGAACATGAAATGCTTTACGTACAGTCTACTATAGTAAATCAACAATTTGCAGCTTTCACAAATGGAAAGAGTATGTACGATGAAAGATTAGAATTTGAAACTAAAGAACTTAGAGAAAATAAGTTTGGAGAAAAGGTATTATTCCATTATGCAATGTTATACCATATAAATGTAAGACTTATGGATTTCTTTATAAAAGATCTTGTAGCTTTTATAATGAGAACTACAGAATTAAATGATTATCATTATAACATGATGTTTAGAAAATCTGAACTTGAACTTGAATTCTCATTATTATTAAAATCTTTATTTAATAGTAAAAATAAAGCTGAAACTATAAAGGAAAATTACAATAAAGTATTTACAGCTGATGAATGTAGTTTATATATGTATTATATTAGTAGAAGTCAATTATTTAATGAAAAAGATACTAAAGCTGTATTAGATACATTAAATAAGGTTGAAACTATTAGTAACTTTGTAAAGAATGGATTTTAAGGAGGAGTATATGAAAACTGATAAATATATAGAAATATTTGGATCTATTGATTTACTTAAAAATAGAGTAGATCTTAATAAAAAATATAGAAGAGCATTGGCTGAAATACTTGCATACGAAAAAGGTGAGGATTTAGATACTTGTGATCCTATTATAGCTTCAAATATATTTAATGAAGTTAGTGAAATTTTAGGACAAACCTCTTTAGGTAGAAAAATGCCTAGTAATAGCATAACTAATGATGGGTTTATATATTTTGCAGAAAAATATATTTTAAGTACATTGAATGTAATATCATTAACTGATATTAAAACTAATTTTAATAAACTTGATAAAGATACAATAAAAATTATAAAAAATTACTTGATTAATATAATTTTAGTTAGTGAAGACACTATTAATATTAAATATCAAGATTTAGTTAATTATATATGGGAAGTTTATAAGTTAGAAAATCCAAATTTACATAAACATGTATGGGGTGTATCAAAATTAGAAAATCCTAAAGTTGAAGAAGATAATGTAAATCCACCAGATGCATTATTCACATTTATAAATACAATTACAACTGCAACTATTAGAGATGCAAGTAATTTAGAAACATTATTCTTAATGAAAATTAAGGGTATATCAGAAAATGATATAAAGACAATGTCTAAAATGTATAAATATATGCCAGCATTATTTGATCATTACTTTACTGGAAGTAATATATTTGAAAAATAATAAGGAGGAAATAGAATAATGGATACAAAGATACTAAATTTAATGATAAATGAATTACATTTATTAAATAAAGAGAAGAATGTAATGAATTCTAATTTATATTATATATTAAAGGTTAAATGGCCAAATGCTGAAGATGTAGTAAGAAGTTCTGAAGATCATGTATATTCACATATTGGTTATGAACGTATATATAGAAATCTATCATATAGTGCATTACAAATATATAAATACACATATGTTAATCATAAATATACAACTATGACATCTATGCAAGATAGATTTAGAACTGTAAAAGAAGCTGGTTTGGTTATAGATGTAAATAACATGGATATTGATAAAATGGTTGATGCTTGTGGTTTAGTATTTGCAATTGATAAATTGATGATTTCTAGATTATGTAAAGACATAGCAGAAATTATAGTTAGAGAAATTGATGTTTCTAAAGAAATGTTTATGTCATCTATTAAATTCTTGCAAGGTTTCTTAGAATTTATAGTAGAATATCATAATTATGAAGATTATAAGGATAGATTTATTAGTAGATATAGAGATGGTATTACAGGATTTGAATTATTCTTAATAAGTGAAATGTTTAAAATAGTTAAGAATTTAAAACTATTCAATACTGATGAAAGTATGTTGGATTTATTAAGAGGAGGACCATTTTATGATTTAGATCAACATAATATTAGTTCACAAGAAAGTTCTTTACCTGAACCGGAGATGAGTGATGATGAATAAAATAGTAATTTGTACTGTAAAGTCTGCATTGTGGGATATTTTAAAGCCCACAATGCAATTTCAAGATGAATTAAATGCTATTAATAAAAATATAAAAACATTTAAAAAATTCTTTAAAACTACTGATTATGAATATATAGAACCTGATTTAATACAAACTGTAGATAAAACATATATGGATATAGAAACTATTCCAGATTGTATATTGCGTGATAAATTATACTTTTATAGAGAACAATATGTAGATGAATCTGCTAATTTACTTAGTACAACTGATGTATTTACACTTGAATTCTTAAAAGAAAATAGATATCTACTAAACTTTTCAATAGGTAATATATATATTAATGCAGTATATTTATCATATATACTAGAGCAAATTATTAGAAATAATATAGACGATCTTGTATACATGTTATATTATCATCATTATTATATATGGGATGATAACTTTAGAAGATTTCCAGTATCTAAATATGATGAAATGAAGTATGATATTGAAAGAGACTATTTTAGAGATATTATAATGTTATTCTTACAAAATTATAAGAAATCATCATATAAAAATAAATGTATAACAGAATTACAAAAAATGTTTATTGGAATGCCAACTAGATATTATAATAGAATAATTGAATTAATAACAGAAAATGAAGCATATTTTAAGCAAATAAAACTTACTGTTAATATATTGAAAGGAGTTAATAAAAATGGAAAATATAAAAAGAGATGAAGTATTGAAAATATTTACTAAAGAACTTATAGAAAATATAGTATTATATAGTGAAGGTTATAACTATAATAGAGGAATAAAAGAATATATAGATGCTATAAATTCAAAAAATATAACTGCATATATAAATCAAAGAATTTCAGAGAGAACTGAAGAATTGAGAGAAATGTATGATAATAGACCTCTTCCAGTTGATGTATTTAGATATCCAGATTATAAAGTTGAAGAAAAAGTTTATAACGATATCGTAGATAAAGCCAATGGTGAGCTTCTACATGAAAATGTAGTAAGCTATTTTGTAGAAACTAATAGAGCATTATTTCAAATGAGACATCTTATATTATGGAATATAGGTTCTATAGCAAAAGAACTTAATATAGAATTAAAGAATGGAAGAACTACATTATTAATGGCAACTGATGTAATTATTAATAAATTAGCCAATATTGATGTTGATACTAATAGAAAAGATAGATTATTAACATATGATGGTAATTATATGAATATGTCTGAAGTTAAGAATTTATTAACTGAAATTAGAATAATAGATTTATTAGGAGAGTGAGATATATGTTTGATGCAATAAAGTTTGTTACTAGTGGATTTTTAAAAGGTTCTAAAGTACCAATAATAAGTGACATAGAAGGTTATATTAAAAGTGAATACTATACAACTCCAACAGATGTCGTATTATATGATGGGACTAAATTTAAAGCCGGGACTACATTTCCATATGATGAAGATGAATTATCAATACAAATAGAATATAAACCATCTGTTATGACACATCCCAATATATCTGGAACATTAACTAAAGAATTAGTATTTACAATAGATGAATGGAATAGATATGGAATTTATATGCTATTACTAATATTTAATCTTATAAAGCATATAGGAGATAGTTCTAAACCAGAACTATATTTAGATTATGATATTAGAAATAATTTAGATTTTAATTTAGGAAAATGTAGATTCTATAGACCATGCCGTAGTATAAAACTTTATATGGGATATCAATATGAGGATGCTATATCTATACTTAATATGGACTGGCATATTATTGGAGAATGGCTTTATAGAGCTAGTAAAAATATAGATAATATTGAAAGTACTATGCAACTTAGATTTGAAATGACTAAACCTGTATATATTGAAGATAGATATCTTAGATTGCGTCCATTAGAATTTCTAAGTATTACAAAACTTCAAGAGTTATTCTATAAAAATTTACATTTATACCCAGGAGTTACAAAAGAATGGAATCCAGTAAATGAATATTTGAAGCTATTTGTATTTATAAATATGGTTATAGATTGTATAAATCCAAAGGGTTATACATATGAAATATTAAATTATATCTTTAATAATACATATATAATGTATGATAAATATGATTTAATTATAACCGATAAGATATTAGAAGATCAAATAATAAAGAAATTATAAGGAGAGATTGAAATGTCAATGATTAAAGATTTTGAAAAATTATGTTTTAAAAAGTTAAAAGCAGCTGAATTATTTAATGAATATTTGAGTATTAGAGATAAAGATAAATGGTTAACTTATATAAATCCAGATATAGAAAAGATTACTAATGGTGAATATGTAGCTAAATTCTCTTTAGTATCAGGACCTGCATGTAATCCTATAGTAACATATTCTAATACACAAGATATAGCATTATTTATGGTAATAATTAAAAATCTATTTCCAACTTTATTTTCAGATAGTGAATATATGTTATTTAAGAATAGTGAATTATATATTCGTATAGATTCTAATAAAGGAAATAGATTAATAAATTCATTATTAGAATTTGGATTAGTAAATATTAATAAACTTATAATATTCTTAATACTTTATATTAAAAAGTTTATAGTAGATTTAGAAAATAAAATAGTTCCTACTACAATGCTTAGTTTATATGCTAATAAAGTAGAAAATCCATTATCTTTATTAAGATGTATGACTATATTTGATATAAATACTAATTCTTATAATCTTAGTATAGATGTGAATGAATTTAATAAACATACTAAAGTAACAGATTTATATGCTGATGAAATGGCTATGTTTACACTATTTGAAAAATTTACAGAAAATTGTGATATGAAACCATTAGTAGAAGTAACTACTCCGTCAGCAATATATTTCTTAATGTATTCTAATTATGATTTATATATAAATCATATACCAATGAATTCTACAGTAACTAATTACAATTACTGTATTGGTGTAAAAGATAATAAAAGTTTAGATAAACTTATAAAAGAAGTTAGAGAAGCAGATGCATTTACTAGTGCATTTAATTTCTAACGGTAAATAAAAGAATAACCCCAATATAGAATTATTATCTATATTGGGGTATTTATTTTTTTGTTTTTAAGAACCTCCGAAGGAATGAGAACTTAGAGTTTTAACGATTACATATACTAATATAGATATATGTAGCATTTATGTATTTTATAATTTGCGGCATAAAATTATAAATAGCTAAATTCTCATATATTTACGGAGGTGAATGAAGTGTACACATTAAATACAGTTCATTCAATGTTGAATAACTTTGATAATCAAGATTTATTATCTTGTAATTATGATGGTTTTCAACATGATGTTAATTTGTACTGTTATTTAAAAGAATTGTATAATAACGTTAAGTCTGAATTTGATATAACTACCGATGATTTGGCACCACTAAATTATCTAAATAGTATGTTAAATGAAGTTCAGAAAAGACTTTATTATCATTCTAAAATAAGAGGTCAAATTAACTAAACCTTACACGTTAGAGGGATCGTGTATAACTACACCCTCATATATTTTTTGTTAATTAAAATGAATACTTATTAAGTCTTCCAGCTTCAATTTCTCCCTTTATAAATGCAGCAAAGAAATCAAAGTTCCATTTAGCTAATATTTGATTAAACCATGCACTAGATTCATATCCTGGAACTGTCCATCTAAGAGTAAATCCTCTATCTATTGCTAATTTGGCTTCTTCCATAGTAAGAATCATTCTATCAGTTGGACTTACATCTTCTTTATTTTCTAATATTTGGCTTCCGTTTCTTCCAGCTACACTAAAAGCATAACTAGCATCTGGATATTGCCATTCTGCCACAATTTCATTAACCTTTTCAGGTGTAACAAGATCTACCTTTTCTTCTTGCTTAAGTTCAACAGTTTCAGCGTGTTTAGCTTCTTCTGGTACATGAAACATTTCTCCTGATATTAAAGATTCTCTTTTCTTAGGTTTTTCCATCTCTTTTAATTCTTCAACTGTAGGATTACTTACAGTCATTTCATCTTCTCTTTTTTCTTTAGCCATTATAAATCCTCCTATATTATAATTACACTTTCTTCAGCAGCTTTTTCTGTACTTTCGATACTAGCTATTTTTTTCTTAATTGTATCATAATTTTGCATAAATACCATAAATAGTGATAAATCTCCCATTATTTACCTCCTCTATTAAAGTTCTTAGCATATGTTGGTTGGAATACATCCTTACTAACTTCTCCGTAATGTTCTTTAAGTAATAGTAATAATAGTGTAGCTCCAAAATAATCATCTATATTATCTTTATCAACATAATAATCTTCTAATTCTTTTAAATAACTTTCAAATAAGTCAAAATTCTTATCCATCCATGCATCAAAAAACTTACAAAGTAATGGATGTCTAATTTCATATGTATAATAACAACTTTTTAAATAAGGGTCTATAAATCCAGCAGTATTTAACATATCAACTAATACAAAGTCTGTATTGTATAAACTACTAAATATCATGTGATTACTCTTTTGTCTCAAATATAGTTTTATATGATAGCTGTATTTTGGAGTATAACTACCATATTCTTCATTTATTTGATCTCTAATATCCATAAGCTGATGTAATATCTCTCCAGCACCAGAAGTAACTCTATTATCATCTGGTTCTGGGAATGTTTCTTCTAATTTATTAAACTTTCTACTAAGCATTTTCTCATATATAGAAGTCTTATAATTAGCAGTTACTCTGTCAAATGCGTATATATTAGTAAAGAATAATGTATTTCTATTATGTCCATATTTAAGAAGTCTATGAGTTTCTTGTAGCATATCATTTGCATAATAGTTAAATATATAATTTCCATATAAACTACTATGAAATGCATATACATCAAGGTCCTTGTCGTAAAATGCTTCGACTAACATCTTTTGGATATTATCCATAGTTTTTTCCATGTTAGTCATTTTGTCATCAGTCGTTTTATCAACTATTGTACTTTTTCCAGTACCAACATTTTCACTTTTATAAACATACCATTTTACAGTATGTTCCATTAAGTCTTGTCTATTCTTAAAGACAGTAGACTCAGTATAATCTACAACCCATACTTCTTTATTAATAAGATTGGCAGGAGTTACTTTAGTAACCATAAAAGGAACATCTATATGCTTATGACTATATGGTATAAAGTGGTCTCCTTCTTTAGGTTCTATAGTTCCACCTAATATCATAGTTTGTCCATCTGCTAAATTAATTGCAAGACGTCTTTCTGTGTCAGGTTTATCTTCGATTTCCTGGCTACTACGTCCATAATGTACAAAACCTTCTATATAATTAAATCTTGTACTATCTGTCTTAGATTTCATTAAGTTAGCAGTTTCGCTAAAAGTAGTTTCATTCGAATTTATATTCCACCAATCTGATATAACCGACGGGTTATTCATCATACTCGTAATGGGACTATCATACCAGGTCTTATTATTTAAACCTATCTGTAATTCGGCTTGTTCTCTTGTTGGTCTAGGACTAGTAATATTAGCTGATATTCTCTCTACCTTAGCCATTAAAGAAACCTCCTGTATCATCTGTAGCTGGTGCAGTTTCCTTTACATCGTTTCTAGCTTGATCAAAACCATCTTGTTGCTCAACATTTCCATTTTCAACCATAGTACAACAACTATCAACTTCATTTGTAATATCGAATACTGCAGATAATAACCCAGTACTACATTGACTATAAAAACTATTAAGTTTAAATATAATACTATACCAACCACTCATATAAGAAAGTATTCCAGTACTTATAGCATGTATTACTTTAGATTGGTCATTTCCACCTTTAGTAGCTCCTATATTATCTTGAGCGTTTCCACCAATTCCAGTATCAGCTTGAACTACTTGACGTCCAGCAGATGTTCTAGCAGCATCATTTTGCGTAGCAGCATTTATTCTAGTTTGATCTTCTGAAGTCAGGTATTTACTAAGTCCATTACTAAATGCAATAAGTTCATCTATTTCTTTCTTTGCAGTTTTATTTAATATATCAGTATGTTTCTTTACAGAAGCTCCACCTTTTCTTACTAAATCTACAAGTACAGATATAGTACTTTTCTGCATTTGTCCACCTGCTTGTCCATTTATAAGTGCAACGAATGATTTAACCATTCCACCTTGTGCAGGTTCTGCATCTACCATATTAATAAATTTAGCTTTTTGATCTCTCCACGCATTTGGATTAAATGTAATTGTGCTATTATCTGGAATAAGAGCATACTTTAATGGGTTTATACCCTTTTTCTTCTCAGATTCATTTATTCTAGCTCTAGATTTAGTATTAAGACTTCCAAGATTTAAGAAATTAATTGGTAATCCAAGACTATTACCTTCTTTTTCTATCCAAGCTCTAAGAATACTATTTTCACCATATTTAGTCATAGCTCCATTGTAAGCTTCCACAGATTTTTGTGCTATACCTATGATTCTAGCAATTTCTTCTAGATTTACTTTATCTCTAACTTTTGTAAGTTCTCTTACTTTATCCATAAGATCACTTGGCGCAATTAATTTAGCTCCGGTATTATTTTCTGTAAAAATCACGTCATTATTAGTTTGAACATATATTTTACTAGCATCAAGTTGTATTCCACATACTTTATGACATAAATAATGATAATCTCCTACAATATCAACTATTTCTTTAAATACTCTAGCTTGTGTATGATAAAATCTAATAGTCATTGGCTGTATAGTATTAATACGTTCATAACTTTTAGTATTAATCATATTAGTAGCTCTAATAGCTATTTCCTTAAGTCTACCATCGAATTTAGTAAGTTTCATATATGTAATTTCTAATTGCTCTAAACTTTTTCTTAAACTTTCTACTATTCTAGGTAGAGCTTTCTTTAATTGGTTATTAAAAAATCTAAGCATATCATTCGATTTACGTAAAATGGTTCCAGCAAGTTGAGTAGCTCCTTTAGTTGTAGTTTTAGCTATATTATATGTATTAGTTATAGTATTTCCTACTCCTTTAGTGATATCCCAGATACCTTCGGTAGCAAGTTCTTCATTATCATTTAGAAAATCTATTTCTGTTGGTATTTCTATAGACTCAAATATAAGTTCACATTCTTCTGTGAATGATGTATTTTTATATTCATCGAGAGAAATATTACCATAAGTAACAATTTTCATTAGAATTTACCTCCTTTATATAAGATTTTAAAACATTGTGTTGTTTTTTAACGATGCGTATTATATTGTTTTAGATGGCCCATTTTGGAACAACTACCTGTGAATTTTAATACATTTTAATATAAAAAAGGAGGTTTTTACGATGTCTTTGAAGTTAGACGAAACTAAAGACTTATTAATGCAAACGGATAGAATGATTAAAGCTGGACGTATGAGTTTTACATTATTAAGTACTGATAGTTACAATCATATAAAGCAAAATGAACTTTTTATAGACTATGGTAAGGACGAAAATGGTATTCCAATAGGACCTCTAAATAATAACTTTCCTAAAGATGGGAAGCCTATAAGAGGAACTATTAAAATAATGGGACCAAATGGACCTGTAGATATTACAACATTAACCGGGACAAGACTTAGAGAATTTATATCAAACTTTTTAGAAGTTTCTGTAACTAGAACTAAAGACTTTGAACCTAGTATGTGGCTTATGCTACGTCAAGATAATAACGGAAATACAGGCTATAATGAGTCTACTATAGAGCAATTTTATAGATTTATTCAAAAGAATAAGAATGAACTTACTCCATATGTAATGCAGACATTTAAAGATGGTAAAAGAGATGTTCTTATACCTTATATTACATCAGATTTAGTATTTTATGATGTATCAAAAATTATAGAAAATGAAAAGATACATAATTTAGATGATGTAATTAAATTATTATATAAACTTAGCATAGATATAGCTGGAAGTGTAACTGCTAATATAGAAACACTTACTAAGAAAATAGACCAATCTATAGTAAACTTAAACGAAACTGCTTTACGTATTAATACCACAATAAATGCACTAGATGATAGTATTAGAGATGTAAAGACTAAGATTAATGATATGAGTACTATCGTAGAAAATGCTAAGATAGTTTCTAATAGTGCATTTAAGAGTAAAACCATAGATCTTAAAGCTGGAGAAGTATTAGTAATACATACAAAAGGAGGTCAACCAGACCCTAATGATGTAGAAATACCACCAATAGAAATACCAGAATACGGAGAAGTTGACGGGCAAAGTCCTAGAAAGATATTAAAGCTTATATACATATATCACAAACCTACATATTATAGCATAACAGAACTTGTAAATAAAAGCACTGGAAGTAGTATTACTTCTGCAGAACTTGAAGATTTTATTATAAAACATAATAGACATACTTATTATAGACTTGGAGATAATAAGCAACTTATAATGAACTATAAGTTTGCCGATAATAAAACTGTAATAGTAAACCTTGATAGTATTTATAAGGATGATAATGCTACAGTAGAAGATGAAGAAAATGAAAATGATATTTATAATATCTGTACTATTGATATTAAGTATGTAAATAAGTTTAAACGTGATTTTCCTGATAATAATAGTAATAATTGGCTTGTAGGAACTCAAAAGCTTACTTTCTTTAAGAATGAGACTATAATGTATTACCATTTAAATATTCCTAGTGGATATATGTTATATAACATGCCATCTACTAATACTAGACAAGTAAATACATTCTTACATGGATATCAAGTAAAATCTGATACTACACTTATAGTAGATGTAGCTCCATTAAATATTGCGACAGATATTAATATAATAGGCGATGAAAGTAAGAAAACTTATACTAGAAATATGTTATTTGATGACTATTTTAGTAGTACAGAAATATATGATGTTGCTTATAAAGGTAAATATACAGAAAGAACTACTAGATTTTATGCAAATGAATATAATTTAAGTTATACTCCTAGTATAGATATTACAAATAAAGCTATTAAAGGTAATATATCAATTATAGATGGACGTTATGGACTTCCTATATTTGAACGTGATAGTAGTAGCCGTAGATTCTTTACACTAAGACTTAAACATGAGATATTTGACGACGGTAGTTGGGATGCTAATAAAGTAGGAGAGTTTTGGGCTACTTATATAGTAAAACCTAATATAACTGTAGAAATGACCGACTTTGAATACGATATAAACTCATTAGAAATGCTTCCAGATAGTTTTGCTAATAGAATAACTAATATAAATGATGATTTTACTACAAATAGTAGAGGAACTACATTTGGTTATAAACTTAAATCTGGTAAAACTATAAATGATGTAAATAAAACATTATTTACTATAAAACCTAGTAACTGGTATACAGATAATGAACTTAATGATCTTGATACGCTTGTTAAAGCTGCGGTTATCACAAATGATGACCCTTCTATAGATATAGAAAATAAAAAGATCATAGATAAAGTTGATATAGTTGGTATCAGGTACCAATATAAAGATTGGAACCCAATACATAAAAGATGGGAAGATGTATATGAACCTGGAAATAATAAAAGACTTTATATAGATAAAGGAATCACTTCTATTAAAGAAAAAGAAATAGGACTTGCTCATTTACATACTGATTATACTTATAGAAATCCAGATAGAGTGCATAATATAACAGATAATACTAGTATTATACTTGTAGATCTATTATCTCATAAAGAAATACATAAAATAGTAAGATTTATTTATAGAGATAAAAATGATAAAGACCTTTATATAGCAGAAGCTAAATATTGTGTTGCAGATGGTGTGGTTACTATTAGTATGACTGATGTAAATAAATATTTACCAGATTATCTAAAAATAGATAATAGCACATTTACATCAATGAATATAGATATGAGCTCTGCTCCAGTAATTGATATTATAGTTAAGACTACTTCTTATAAAGTAGAGAAAGTTCAACGTATAGTACAATTTAAATATCATCTTGAAGGACAACCTAATAATATTATATCTGCTAAATCTGTAGATGTTACTTATAAAAATAATATAGTAAGTAAGGATGAAATTCCTGGATTCTTACAATATTCAACTAAAAAGGAAATGTATATAGATACTAATATAGTAGGTCTTAAACGTTTTTCTAAAAAGAGTAACCATAGATTTATCCCAATAAACTCTGTTGCTAATTACGATATTAGTAGCAATATCGTAATGGTTCCTGTTAAATCTTATGGTGAAAATATTAGTATAATGCAAGTTAAGTTTACAGAACACAATACAGTATCTGCTAGAATACCATATGATGCATCGTATGAGCTTAAAACACAACTTCAAACTAATAATTTAGCTACTATTATGAAGGAACCTTTCAAGTATAATCTTAGAGTTACTAAAACAGCTTATATTACTACTAAGATTGGACAAGAATGGACTGGTAACTTTATAATACCTAATGCTGTTAAATTAGAACTTACTAAAGAAGCATCTGTTTATGATATAGAAGGCTATTCTGCTAATTCTGTTAGATATAGTGGAGGACATGATATTTATAATCATCTAAGCGATACTATACCAGCATGTGCCATGTATAGTTATGGGCGTGATATATTAGGTTCTGGAGTTGCTGGATTTACAAATAATATGATTAGATATGATTATATGTTTAATAGACTTATTTATAACTGGTTAAATCGTAGTAATATGGAATATACTAATAAAGCTTCTTGGAATGCTGCTGGTCTTATGTATTTTAATATTAATGAACTTCCTATAAGAAGAATATATAATGATGGTACTAATAATAGGCCATCATATCCAGATAAAATGGTTAATAATATTCCAGTTATCGTAGAATTTGATATTCTTACTAGAAATAAAGAAAATCAAAAGTCTTATTATAAGCAATATATTCTAGGAACTGCTAGATATATATCAAATCCATTAGAAAGCTTTACTAATATATCTAATATAATTAATAAGTATTTAGAAACTACAACTGGTCATATAAATGTAGGAGATTATTATTTATGTGATTATCCTGCTATTATGGCTCCAGATATCAATAGATTTAGTACAGTAAATCTACAATTCAAGAACCAATCAGAAGAAAGATTTATAGCTAGTTCTAAAGACTTTATAAATAATGTTAAATTTATAAATAAAGCTGGTAATGAAATAACTGGATCTGAGCTTACAAATGTTCCTAAAATAGAAAATATTCTTGGAGTTGCTCGTAATAGTAGTAATAATATGATAACTTCTAATAGAAACTTACGTTCTGTTGGACTTATAGATCAAGAAATAATAGAAGCATCTTCTAGACAAGTACAAGTATATCCTAATAATAGTGGATATAATCCTATTCCAAAACCAGTAGTTCCTAAACCAGTTGAATATACTGAAGCTAATATAAGACCTGAAGCTTTACTGTCTCCAATTATAATCACTGGAGAATTTAATGCTGCTAAAACTTATATAGAGTTTGGACCTGGAATAAATGCATACTTACCAAAAGTAGCTACAAATGATACTATAAATGAAATTAATAGACTTAAAACTTCTGATATAGTAGTAGCACAATATGGAGCTAAATTAGGTTCTAATATAGTATCTATGGCAGAAGTAACTCAAAATGGTATTATTTATATAGGAGTTAATTATGATATTAGATTTACACTATGGTCTGCATATTTAGATACTTTAGTAACTAAAGTTTATAAGAATACTAATAATATAAATGATATAGCAGCATTTGTAAATAGACATGGAGATTATAATACATTTGGACTTACACCATATCGTAATACAGTAATTACTAGAGATGCTACAATTAGTATTCCAAGAGGACTTAAACTTACTGAAGACATGACTCTTATAAATGGTAATGCTGGTAAAGCTATAGAAGATTGGAATGTTGATATAGATATTACTAATCTAGGACTTACTAAAGATTTTAGTATTCCTCTTAGAAAATTATCATTTAAGAATACTTATATAAAATATGAAGAATTAAGAAATACAATAATAGTTCCAACTGCATATTGGAAACCAGGAATGATACTTACTGTAAATCTTTATGTAAACAACGAATTACATATGAGATATCGTTCTGATGCAAAAAATAGCTTAACTTCAGAAGAAGTACGTGAAGGAGTAGTGAAATACGAATTCAATAAAAAACTTAATATTCCAGTAGGTGCTACAGTTGGATATATTATAGAAGCACCTAATTATGTAACTTCTAATGAGGTAAAAGGAGTAATACAAATAATATAACGGGAGGAAATAAATGGATAATGATATAAGAGTTGCCGTTATTTTGCGTGATAAAAAATTACGTAATGATTCTGCGGACACATTAATTCTTGGAGAGACTATTCCTGAATGGAATGCTGTAGAACTTCGTACAGTAACTCCAGAACATGATGTAATATCATTTGATGATACAGACGCAGAAAACTTTGAAAAGATTAAAAAGAATATGCTTATTCCTCAAAAAGAAGGGGAATCTTTTGATAAAAAAGGAAATATAATTGATATTGGCCAAGACATTGATCTTGGCCTTATGATTATAAAACGTGGAACTGAAAGGTTTACACAACCAGATTTAGCAAGTTATGCTAAAGTATTAGAAAATAATAAAACTTTATTAGAACCATATGTAATGCATACAAACGTTGATGGTAATAAATGGAAAAATATTCCATATATGAATGATGAAGTTATTTATACTATAAATGAAGAAGATATTGGTTTAGCAGATGACGTTAACACTCCATTTGATAAAACTTTAGTTCATAGACTTACTGTGGAAGTTGTAATAGATGGTAAAGTTGATTATGAAAATCATTTTGATATTAAAGATGGTACATTAATTGACAGTAACTGGTCTGGATTTAATCATAGTTATCCAGGGTATAGACTTAAAACAGTTATAGATCCATTTACTATGCAGTATAGTATGAGATATGTATTAGAATATGAACCTATTTATAGTCCAAATAATGTACTAACTAATAGAGAAAATCAATTCTATAATGTTACTATAAACTGGGTTATGAGAGCTATAAACTATAAAGCTACAAATGGAGAACCAGGCCAAATAGAAGCTGGACAATATGAATCTAGAAGTATTCCAGCTGCCAGTGGTAGTTCTAGTATAAATAATATTAGAAATGGTAGTGTTCTAGATACAAATATATTACATACTATACCAAATGTTCGTATAGTTAGTAGTAATCTACCATTAGTAATTGATTCTAATAAAGTAATCAATATAGAACTTGAATATATAAATCCTATAGTAGTTAGATATTGGGAAAATGTTACTTTTGACTATAGTGTTATTAAATTTAGTAGAGATGGGGGAACTTCAACTGAAGGTTTGCATGTATTTGAAGGAAATTATAAACCTGACACTACTCCAAAACCTCAAGAAAATCCAGCTGCTAATAAAATAGTAGACGATAGAAATTACAAGTATACTGTAGTAAACTATATCTATAATAATAGAATAGTTGATAGTGAAGAATTTACTACATTTAATACTAATACTTTAAATCTTCATATTCCTACTGGATATTCTCTTGGAGAAAGTCCTGTTATTAGTCTTGGTATAGCAAATAATGTAAATGTTATTCGTACAATACTTACTAATACTTTATTATTTGTAGATAATGTTACTGGAGAAGTAATCCATAGACAAAGTTTTACTGGATATACTGGAGACGTTATAGATAAAACTAAAATTAACATGCCATTTGGATATAGTATAGTAAGTCCAGACGATATTATAATTGATAGTGCTAGAAATAAACGTATATTGGTGGATAATAATGTTATACCTCAAATTAAAATAGATCCGCAAAGAACTCTACATAGAGTTACTATTAAATATATGTTTGGTGAAAAACTAATTGGAACTGAACTTATATCTATACGTGGATGGAGAAAACCTACAATTACATTCCCAGTTGGTTATAAAGCAAAAACTACTACTTATTTTGATGGATGGAATCCTAACCATGGAGAATTTATTATAGAAGTATTACCAAAACTTCAAAGAATTAATATTGAAGTACGTGATAAACGTAATAATATTATTATACGTAATATTTCTAAGGATGTTCCATATGACAGTGAGTTTAATTCTGCATGGGTTACTGATATAATTAAAGGGTTTAAGATAGAAAGTACTGATTATGACCACGAAGTTATACGTAGTAGTGGAAGTTTTACAGTATATGGAGAACTTGAGCAATATTGGAGTGTAAATGTTCCATTTAAAGAAAATCTTACTGGAGATCTTAAAGATGACATTAATATACCAGAAATAACATTCCAAAAATCTGATATAATAGGAAATGCTAAGTCTAAAGCTAAGAAACTTAGTATATGGAAATATCCAAACCAATTATCTTCTAGTATTGAAGCTTTATTTAATATTCATAATAGTGGAAATATATTAGAAATTAATAACCTTATTAAAGAACTTCGTAGCGATAATGCTACAAGTTTAGCTACTGTAAGAGAAATGGTAGTAGACAAGGATTTAAGAGTTAGAATTAATAAAGTAATGAAGAATGATATGTTCTTTAATAGACTTATAGATCTTAATACTTTTAATAAGATAGATTTATTTACATTAGACGAATATAGCTATAAAAGTATAGAAGATTATCATGTATTTGATGCATTGGATCAAATAAGTCAATTTAATGAACGTTATCTTGAATATACATTAAAGTTCCCATTTGGTTATATGATTTCTAATATAAAAGAAGACAATTTATACCATAGTATAATGCAAGATTTAGTATTCTATAACGAAGTAGACGATAATACTTCTGTAATAAGATTTGATGTTAATGTATATAATACATTAATTGATAAACTTAATGAATATATAGATCTTGTAATAGATCTTAAAACTAATGTGGCTACTGGATATACAAGTCCACACTTGAACTTACATGAAGATCTTATAGCATTAGCAAATGGGCGTATAATTCGTGATTTACAAAATGTCCCTACTGATATAAATCTTACTACTGTTCCAGATTATATAGGAATGAATGCATATGGAAGACTAAATGCAAATATAGCTAGACTTAGACTTGCTATATTAAGTAGTGATGTTCATGGACTTATAGTTAATAGATTTAAATATCGTAAGTCAGAAATACCAAATGATCATGGATTAGATCCAAATCATACTTGGATTTATGATGATTATGGTTATTTAACATGGGAAAATGCTACTAAATTAGTACAATTAATCCAAGATATTTACAATCTTAGTGGAAATCTTACTATTACCGAAGGAAATAAAGGTAGAACTGATTTAATTGCTATTAAAGAACTTGATGTTAGTGCATATAATAAAACTCTTATAAATAAAATATATGATTTATTTATGCATAATATGGATAATATGGTTACTACTATATTATCTGAAGAAATTAGAAACCACATACTTGAAAATAATGCGGTTAACTCTATAAAGTTTAGTTGGGCTAGACTTAAAACTAATTTACCTCTTATGATGAGTAAATTCTTAACTACTAATATAGAAAAGATGACTGCAGCTATATTTAAAACATTTGTATATCCATTCTTCTCATTATTTGAGTTAATGTATACGATTGCTGACAACGATCATACTTACAGTGCTATATATAAAGATTATAGTTATTATCGTAATGAAGCTAAAATGAGTAACTGGCTTTCTAAAGAAGATGACCTATTAATACGTAATATTATGAAGGATATGAGTAAACTTGTAACTACATTCCGTAAATATTATAGAGGTGGAGGAACTAATGAATTCTATAAAAATGTTATAGAAAAAGTATGTCACACTCCATTATCTACAAAAGATATACAATCTTTTAATGGTATTGCTGGAATAGATGATATTGCAAAACTTAACAGATCACTTGAATATAGACCTGCTATATATCTAGATGATATATATCCTGATAATGTACCTATTAAGAGACTTGCATGGTTTGGTTCTAAAGAACTTACTACAAATGAAAGCTTCTCTTATTCATATTTTATCAATGATAGTAAATTTGATAATAAATATACTACACCAAGTCATACATGGAATGATTTAGTAATTGACTATGACACTGAACTTGATGATAAGAATGTTGATTGGTATACAGATCCTAAAACTGAAGTAGAAGTAAAGAAAACACGTTATCTTAACTTAGGAGAACGTATTTATAAGCTTATAACATATGTTCTTAAGAACGATGCTATATTATTAGATAGATATATTAATCTAATAAATAACTTCTATAGTTCTGTAGAAGATCCAATTAAGTATGGATGGCATAAAGTACATCTTAAACATATAAACTTAGATGATAGACTTATAAGAACTATGGGTTCATTTATAGATGTACATACAAAGTTTCAAAATGTACAATCTGAAATTAGAAAGATTATTGATACTACAAAACCTTATATTTTTAGTAATACTATGAGTATAAGTGATAATGCTTCTGAATATGTAAATGTAAAGATACAATATCAAAAGGATATAAATAGCCCTAAGATAGTATGTAGTTTATTTGCTATATATGATAGCAACCTTCATATTGCAAAAGTAGAATGTAATTCTGATGGTATTCCAATTAGAATATTTACTACTGTATATGGAAATCGTAAATGTAAACCTGTATTTATAGCTCCAATAAATTCTGATAGTACTCTAGTTATTAAATCTGGTATTAGTTTTACTTTAAATTGTAGTACTGCTGAAGTAATTGCTAGTAAAATAAATAATGCCGATATTAATAAATATGATAAAAATGTAATACTTGATAGTAAGTATAACGGTGATATTATATGGAACCATACAGGAGAAACACCTACTGATAAAACTATAATATGGGGAAGTAATGAAAATAAGACTATATATAGTAAGCTTGAAACTATTGGTGAAATAGATGAACTTGCAACTATACCAGAATTTACAGATCTTTTAGTAGAATATAACGGCCCTAAAGATCCATTAAAGCCTGGATATAGTCTAGATAGTATTATAGATAGACGTAATGTTATAGCAAAGAAACGTTTATGGAATGACGACTATACTGAATCTTTCTATGCAAGTATAGAAGGAAATAATATTATTAAGAAACAGCTTATAAATATAAATGTTACTAATGATAATGATACTATATATAATGATAATATAGAATGGGAAGATATTAATATTTTAACTAATGGTATAGAAATTAAGGTTTCTCCTCATGAAACTAGAAGTAAAGAGTTTAATTTTACAGCTACATTTGTAGATAGAAACGGCCAACAAATACCAGAATCTGAGCAAATAGGTAGAAAACTTAATGTTGAAACTACAGCTGAAGGAAAGCTAAACTTTAGATGGGTTAAAATACATCCAGAAAGACTTAGATATATACCTAAAAATGGTATATTTTGGTCAGTTGGAGCTGAATATTATATAGAAATTATAGACGGGGATAATGGAGTCCATACTATTAATGGAAATGTGACTGCAGAAGATGTAAATAATGGATATATTGAATATAATATAGGTCAAATGCCAGAAGGCAATGTAATTTCTACATTTATTATACAAGAAACTAGTAAATTCCGTTCTATAGCTACTATAAATCAATACGAGCAATTAGAAGTACTTCCAGATGAATATTTTATTGTAAAAAATATAAATCTACTAGTAGAAGATCAACTTATGAATAAAGAGATTCTTAATAGTCTTGTCGATTATGAAAAATCTATATCTGGAAAGGTTACTATTAAAGGAAATGAGCTTCCACTAGTGCTATTTCCTAATATAAAGATAGATGTAGATACCCTTGCTCCATATGTTAGAATTAAAATAAGTCCGTCCGATAATGATAATATGACATGGGAATATACATTTGCTCAAGATAGACTTAATTATAAATATAATTATCAAAAACCTATAGTTCTTATAAATGAAGTCAATACTAAATCTATATATGATTTTATTAAAAATATAGGAACATATGCTAATTATGATAGTAAAATTAATAGTTTTTATGATTTGTATCCAAATACATTTATAGCTAAACCAGGAAAATCTTATAAAATAGTTGTAGAAACTTGTGATTTCGATGGTACTGACCTTAATAGTTATGAATATACTAAGATATTTATAGATAATCATTTAGATAATGTTGATAGTAGTAAATTCCTTAAAAATAGTACAGATAATACATATTTACCTAACGCAGTTATTTATCCAGATGGTAATGATAAATTCGTTTGGATATATAATGATATAGATAAACCATTAATTTCTGATACAAAAATATTTGGAGTTACTAAAGAAAGTGGAAACTTAATAGAACTTCCTAAATATGATAGTTTATCTAATATGAATGGTGAATATATAGGTATTTCTGATATGGAAACTATAGAATATGGAGAATATATAAAATGGACTATTGATAAGAATATAGGATTTCCTGCATTAGAAAGAGATGAAACTTATCTTAGAAATGAAAGAATAAGTCCGTCTTTAATAAGTGCAAGTTTAGACGTTTCTTTAAATGCTAAAGACGGAAACGATGATGATAATGCTGATTATTATATCAATAGTAGTTTTACTCATAAATATATTAGAGATCCTAATACTAAGATAGCAGTTCAACTTTATATAGTTAAAAATGGCGTTGAAAAGAAGCTTGATACTAAAGTAGTTACTTTTGGTGAATATAATAAAACTGGATATGTAAGTTTTCCTAGAGAAGATAGCATAGATGATGATAGTATTACATTTAAAACTAAAATAGCTCTTATAAAGAGTATACAAATAGGACCAGAAGTTGATACTATAGAATATTTAGATAGTCCTAGAAATAAAGTAGAATATAGTGAAACATTTGAGCGTACTGCATTACCATTTTTTGATAAAAAACCTAATGATATTATGGTATTAGCAGAACCAAAAATACGTATTCGTAAAGCAATCGGAGAATCTTATGCTGTTGGTTCTATGATATTACTTGAAATATATGATAAAGATAACCAATTATTAGTAGAAAAAGAATTTACTATTAAAAATGAAGACGTTATTAAAGGTGAAATAGTACATGATTTAGATAAAACAATTCCTACAATATTTACATTTCATATATATGCACAAGAACCAGGAAAACTTCCTGCATTACCATATGTAACTTCTGCATATTACGATGGTTGGAAGATCGATAAACATGAACCTAAGATTAATACGAAGATTATTGATATTAATTTTGGTAGTTGTACAGAAATAATGACTGAATGTCATGCAAGATATAAGATTACTTATAAAACATATGCTTATGATCCTAATAAACCAAAATGCAATATAAAAATGAAAGATCTAGTAAATAAATTAGTAGATTGGAAAACAGACTTATCTGAAAATGTCTCTATTGAAAGAATTCCTATACCAAAAAATAAAAAATATCAAAAAGCAGAGCATTGGTTAACGACAATTGTAGAATATAAAGAAACTGGTATGACATATCCATTATTAAATCCTATAGTGAAGACTGACTATTGTGGATATAGTAAGAATATTAACGATTATCATTGGCAAACTGAAATCATACGTGAACCTGAAGTATATGAAGGCACTAAAGGACCATTTGATCCAGATAATACGAATTTTCGTAACATTGATGGAATACGTGCATTAGGTTGGGGTTATAAAGATATGGTTCATGATAGTACTGATACTAGAATTCCATGGGATACAGAATTTGATCTTATATCATTAGAAGAAAATGTTAATAACATTTTTGACGATGAAGAAGGTAAATATGTAATGTTATTCCCTGTTTGTAGATATTTTACAAATGAAAATCGTTATGATAAGATAAATTATCCTCTTATATATGGTTATAGAATACAAAATAAGTCTTCTAAGCAAGTATATGGAGAAATAACTGTGAAATATAACAGGTGGAGACTTGATAATAATTATAAAATAAGGTTAATAGATTTATGGAATGCTAAACCTGGCGATAAACATATTGCTAATAATCCTGATATTTTGATAGAAAACTTGATAAAACCATCAGATGAAGAAATTAATAGTATTTCTGGACTTGATACTAGTAAATCATTTGAAAATAATGTAGGAATTATGCTTACTAGATTCTTCTTAGAAAATAGTTTTTATGGAGGAGTTCGCAAAGTAAACTGGACAGTAGTTGATAATAATTATCCAGTTGATAGTCATGGTACTATATTATATAATATGATAGTAGAGTATACAAATTCTTATATGGATAGTGACATAGATAAAAATAGACGTAAAGAAGTAGGATATGAATTTGATATTCGGAATGGAAGTACATTTGTTCCTATATTAAAACCTGCTATAAATTATTATTGGAGAGATATAAAAACATATCAATCTGGATATGATGAAATTACTAAAGAACTTAGATTTCATATAGGATGGGATAAGGATAATAATAACATTGAGACATTGACACGTAAAATTACGTATAAAAAGTTCAGAGATGGACGTAAAGCTAGTGCAAGTATACTTGATATATTAAATCATAGCCATTCCACTATACATACATATATTAATAATGACATGTGGCTTAAAAAAGGTTCTCCAGATAATAAAGGAAAATCAACTATAAATATCGTTGGTTATAAACCAGAACGTAAATCTGTAGCTACTATATACAGAGAGGATATATATGGATGGATTACTGATAAGAATAAAGTAAAACATGATATGGATAATAAATGGAATAGTGAAGATATGCCAGATTCTGTTAAAAATATTCCTATTAAATATATATTTATACCAACAGAAGATAAATGGACTGATAGTGCATTAGTTAATAGTCATTTTATTGTAATGGACGAATTGGAAAATACTACAGATTTCTATGGTATTTCTAAAGATTTTCGAGGAACATATCTAAATAAGCTTTATAATGAATATAAAAATATACCTACAACCGCAGATTTAACTTTAAAATGTTGGTTAAAACCATTTAATATCTGTTTTAAATATGGTACAGATAATAAAGATGCTTATAAAACTTACTCTCCTTCTAAGAGAAAAATTATAAAATTAAGAAATATTCCATTAGGAACTACAATAAATAGAGCATTTTTAACTAATAGTGTTCATTATAAACAAACAGAGTTATTTATGGTTTTAGACGCATCTACTCATATATTTGAACTTACTACTGACAAAGAGTTAGATATTCCATTTGAATATATAGGGGTATATTCTAAATCTGATGAGACTCCTTTGAAATTTACTGATAGTACTGACGTAAATGAATCTAAAAATTCTATTACAGTAATAGAGTTTGATAATTTTGTTAATCTAATTAACGATGTTGTAGATCCATATGAAATTAATAGTAATCTTATATTTAGTCAATCTGATTTATCAGTTGAATATGAACCTGTTAATATACCAAACTATGATATTAATAAAGATGATAGTCAATATGATAAATTTAATAATAATTATATTATGAAAATTACTGGTAATCTTAGTGATATTTCTAATAAAATAGATAAAGATACAGAATATACTATCACTGTTAATACTTGGTCTCCTTATACTAATAAAGTAGGAGATGATTTAAATGAAACTGTTACAGAATTAGATTTATATATAGGAGATGCTAGTAGTATGCAAATTACTACTAAATATCAAATAAGTAGATGGTCTGCAATCAAAATTGACAATCTGGCTATTAGCAGTTCTGTAAGTTGGGATTATGAATTTACTAAGAATAATCCTAATAAACTTAAATTTATACTAAATAATCCTAGCAAAAATGATTTTATTTATGTTTGGATGTATGATAAGGATAAAAATAATATTAATGCTGGTATATATAATATAGAATATGAAATATTAGATACTGATAAAAATCTAGGATATAAGATAATAGATATTCCATATGATAATAAATTATATGAAAAAGCTACTATAGTATATTATAGTGAAACTAGAGATGCAAATGGTATTATATATTATCCATCTAAAGTAAAATGCGAAACTCGTAGCTTAAGCAATGTTCCATTGCAAATGACAAATTTAGTTCTTAAATTTAAAGTAAAGAATATAATAAATGCTAAGAAATATAAAGTAATTTCTGGATTAGTAGGAGATACTTATGATAATAGAACAGAAGATGACTGGAATAGAATGAGTGCTAATAATTCTATAAAGATACATGGAACAGAATTTACTGGAACAAATGACCAGCTAAAATCATTTGAATTTAATATAGAAAATATGACATTATTAAATAAAGATAATTTACAGCTTCCAGTTAATGTTAAATTAGCAAAAGATAATTGGATAAATGAAAATAATAAGTCTATAGAATTAATTCCTGGAAGAAAAAATGAAGTTATTGTAGAGATTTTAATAAGTCCTCCAGAAAATAAATATGAAATAAATGACGATATAGAATTGAATATGGATGGTTTTGGTTTGGTGAATAATGGAACTACTATTAAACTTTTAGATAATTCCATAGTTTCAGTAAAAAGAAAATCTAATAATATCACTTCAAACGATTATCCAGTAGAGCTAAGATTCTTTATGTATTGCGATAATAATAATTATAAGAAATTCTATGCATTATATGTATGGATGCCTTATGGTAATATGAGTAAAGATAATATTAAGAATATGACATTCTTAGATTTACTTAATAATATAGAAAAGTTTGAATATAGATTTGTAAAGCAAGAATATAAGACAGATAATGCTTATAAACCTGTCTGTCCAACTTCTGGTGTTAATACATTTATTCAAATATTGCCTATGGTTAAAAGATTAGAACAACTTTCTAATAATACAGTACAAATAAGAGATATTTCTATAAATACTCTTAAAAATATAGCAACTAATGATCATATAGGACAGCCAGTATCGCAAATGTTTATAGTTCCAGAAATACAAAGATTAATTTCAAAATCTCCAGATGGAAAGAATCAAAGAATATTTGCTCCGGTAATATTAGGTAGTAAAAGTATTATTACTATGAATAAATCATTACAATTAGATAAACTTCAAGCTGCAATGGTAAATTATAGTAGATTTATAGAAGCTAATGAAACTCCAACTTTTGAAAATTCTAGATATAAACCAGTAAATGTTAAAAATTATCGTAAATATATAGTAGAATTTATTAATACTTATAATATAACAAACAATAATGATAACTATATTATTGAAGTCGCATTAACAGATATATCCAATAGTAATAATTTACAAATTTTTAATAGACATCAAACTAGAAGTCCATGGTTTTATGTAAATGCTATGCCTACATATAAACAAGGTAATGCAGAACTTCAATATCCAAATAATATGGATGCTATTATAACTTATACTTATGCTACAAAAAATCCACATGATATTATGATTAGGAAAACATTTTTAGATATTATAGGAAACTTACTTGAAGATAAAAGTTTATCAAATTCAAAGAAAGTTCTTGATATATTGGTAAAATTTAGACCAGAACTAGATGCTATTAAATCTAAAATTAATACAGATGTACTTAAAGAAGCAACTGAAATGATATTTGTACAATCGTTTGCTAATATTAACGATAGTAATATATATGAACCTAACTTAATTGTAGATAGTATGCAAATATTAAGTAAAGAATATAAAAATAAAACATTAGATGAAATAGTAGGTAAATCTAGAGTAACTAGTTATATAACTAATGCAAATGCACATATTCCTGGTTATAATAATATACATACTGATTATCAAACTAATGGTTATAGAACTTGTAGATTTGTCATAAATCTAGGAATAAATACTTATAGATTATTTAATCTTACTAAATTACTTCGTTCTGCTGGAATGCCGTTATATTCTGTAAATTATCTTCCTAATCACACAAATCATTATAATACTATTGCAGATGATAGTGGATATTCATATGATAGTTTAGATGATGTAAAACATACTAAATTATATGAAATTCCATCTGTTATTGATAATGATTATTTAGCTAAATATACAAATCATTATATATTAAATCTAAAAGATATAATTATAGATTGGGAATTTATATCTGGTGAACATGAAGTAATGATGCAAGATTTATTAAATGTTCAAAATATTTATAATCCAATAGAACTTGGTATTAATACTAAATGTAATATTAATGTCGAAGAATCTAAACTTAATGATAAACTTAAAGAAATATTCCCTGATTATAAAGGAAATAATCTTTATGATTTCAATATGCTAGATTTTATAGATAATATTACATATAAAGATACTGATAAGATTATACCTAAAATTACTATCATAAATACAAATAAATTAGAACCTGGCGAATTGACTATAAATATTAAAGATAATAAGTATATTCCTAGTGTTCCATCTATGTTTAATAGAAGTAATTTCTTTGTAAAACTTGATATTATTACTGGTTTTAAGTATAAATATGATATTAACGGCACTGATAAAACAGTTCTTAATAAGAATATCAATGATATTTCTCTTATATTTGTAGTTAATAAGAAAAATAATTCAGTATACGAATTTAAAAATACCAATGATTATGAATATGATACATCCAAATCTAAGCTATTTATTCTTAAATCTAAGAAATTGGATAAAATGGAAATGATAGCTAAAGAATTTGATAAGAAATGGCTTCTTTCTATAATAAATGATAAATTATCTATTAAAATTGATAAACTACTTAAGAAGAGTATAAGTAATTCTCTTAAGAATATACTAACTACTATAAAGAATTCTAGTATTCCTACTTATGAATGGTTTATTAATGGATATGATACTAATAATCTAACTAATGATAATATTATTTTAACATCAGAAAACGAAATTAAAGGTTCTAAACTTATTAATGGACTTATTTCTAACGTAGATTATAATTATATTATAAAAGATAATATGTATTTATCTGTAGTAAAACCTTTAACATTATCAGTAGATTTAAATGTAGTTCCGTCTGATAGTTGGAAACTTGAATTTATTTATGATAATAAAACATTATATTCTACACATTTATTAGAAGAACCTTCTGATGATATTATCAAAAGGATATGGTATGATATAAATGATAATGAAAATATGACTATTTTTAAAGAAAATACAATAAATATGTATACTAATACTGCTAAAAAGATAATTTCAGTTTTTGCTAAAGATATATTAGAAAAACATACTATTACTTTTATATTTAAATCTAATGTATTTTCTAAAGAACAACGCACATTTAATATAACTAAATATGCTAATTCTAAGCTAACTGAAGATGAATTTTGGAATATTTTCCAATCTTCTAATATTCATAATTATTTTAGTACTAATATTCCTAATATAATTAAATATTATGATTTTACTTATGATACTACTATAATTATAAATATGAATACTATTACTAATGAAAAGCTTGAAGATATCCCGGATATTTATTATGGAATTAATGTTAATATTAAGATTGGTAATAATACTATAAGTAAAACATATTATAAACCTAATAATTCTACTATTACATATAAAGATATATATGATGATCTTATAGTACCAATTAATATAGAACATTATTTAAATGATAATATTAAGCGTGTATATTACACATTTGATAATTTAGATACTAAAATTACAATAGGTAATATGCAAACTATTAATATCAGTACAAATGCTATTACAAAACTTGAAAATACTAATATTTTATTTAATAGTGATATTCTTCCAGTTAGAAAATCTCCTATCGTATATGATATTCCTATTAAAAGTACTGATAATGTAACACGTCTTCTTAATAGTATAAACACATATGATACTAAACATAATACTTTTATTACTAATATAGGAGATACTAGTATTGATATTGAAGCTAAATATGCAACTTTCTTTGGACTTCCAGTAAATAATCTAAATATTTACTATTCTGAGCCTCTTAAACAGGTTATGAAGCGTTTATCATTGTTAGATGATAGTAGGCTTGATAAATTATCTCCAAGACTTAATGAGATACGTAGAAGAGCTTTAATAGGAAATATGCCTGTAACTCCATCTAATACTAATATTATTGATACACTTGATACTGGTACTAAAGCTATAGATGTATATAATGTAAATATTACTGCTACTGATATTAATGTTTATATAAATATACCTGCATTTTATGATATATGTTATGCTGTAAATTATGAACCTGGTGATATGCTAACTGTTGCTAGAGCTTCTACAGATTTTAATATACAAAATAGAATCAAGCTAAGCTTTAAACGTACTACTGATATCAATAATAGTAAGATATTGATTGCATATTTCCGTGAAAATAATCCTGTGGTAAACCCACTTATTATAAATGTAGCTAATAGTAGCTATACTTTAAATGGAAATACAGTTAATATTACTAATACTACAGATATTACAGAAATTACTAATCCATTAAAGATACGTGGACTTATTAAAATGAATGATAAGACTCTTCCACCTATAAAACCTATGAAAAATAGTGGGCTATGGCTTAAGCAAACGTCTGCAATATACGACGAGTATACAGATAGCGAAGTACAATTTATAGAAGATTTCTATCCATTATATCATAAAACTGTAGCTCCAGAAGAAACTATTGCACTAGTTGATAATAATACTAGAATCGCATATGCTCGTACTTCTAATGCAAGTTGTATTGTATTTAGAGATGGAACTGAGTTTTATCCTATTAGTAATGATATATCTGCTCTTAAGATATTATCTTCTAATGGAGTGTTAAAATTATATTAAAACCATCAAAATACCTCCTAAATAGGTCGAAAAGAATAAAAACTTCGACAATTACATATAATAAAGTGACTTATATGAAAATATAAGCAAATATTATAAAATTTTAGGAGGTATTACGATGAGTAATGTAATGGTAGGAAACATGTTATTTGGAGTTGTTGGAGTTGTAGTAATAGGTTTAGCTGTTTTGATTGGTATTATTGGGTTTGATAAACTTTATAATACTAAGAATGAATTTAATGAAATTACAAATTTAAATCTGCTTAATGAGTATGATTATATCGAAAGGATATATGAAGCTGCAACATATGCAAGATTTAGTTTTGAGCTTTTAGAAAATACTGATAGAGTAGTAAATTTAAGATTATTATGTCTTGAATTGATGTGTCGTGGCCGTGGTAATAGTATGACAAATGCGATATTATCAAAAGTATCAAAACTTGAAGATGATTATATTAATTTAGTAAAATATCAATCTAAATATGCACCGTCTGATGATGAAATACAAAAATATTTAGATATAAAGTCAGCAAATGTACAATTAAATGATATAATCGCATAATATAATAAAATAGGGAGGAATATAATAATGAATGCTTTAGCTGATGTAGTGTATGCAAATTTTGCCAATCTAGTTTATTTACGAAACTGGGATTCGGTAAAGAGAGGAACTGAAATTTCAGATACTATTTGGGACGATTGGGCGAAAAACCCAGCGGATATGAGTAGTAAAAGCAGATTTTGTTATATGGCTTACTCCGAAGATGAGAATTTTGAGGCTCCTTTATGGGATAGCCACTTTAAAGGATGGACTTATTTGTATAGCGGAAATGATACTATTATATATAAAGATCTATTTGGATTAGATCTTAATACAAAATCAAATGGTTTTTATGCAGTTGCTTTTGTAAAAGGTAATGATGTAATAGTAGCATTCCGTGGTACTAATGACTTTATGGATATGATTACAGATGTAGAACTGGCTCTATTTGATAGATATAGTAGCCAGCTTACTTCTGTATATTGGTTCATACGTCACTGTAAAATATTGCTAGGAGAGGGCAACTGGAATTTTTATTTTACTGGACATAGTTTAGGAGGAGCACTTGCTCAATTTGCACATATAATAAATAATCAAGATAATAAGGGTATAACATGGAATGCATTAGGTGCTGGATTATATCTAAAGACACATTTTGATAAAAATGGTAAGCTTGTAAAGAGTATTATTAATGATATATGTGCTAATATTGGAGTAAATTACGATAGCGTTGATGTTAATAATATATTTAATATATGGAAGAAATATGAAGCAGATAATGATGATAAACCAGTTTATGATGATATGCTGCAAATATTTTTAACATCTAGTGGTCGTAGGAATGGATTTTATAAATATAAATCTATAGATGGTAAATTCTTAAGATTATCATTTGGATTTAAACAACAAGGAAAAGAAGCAGCTTCTGCTGGTATGGAGCCTAGAAACTTTATGATGTATAAAAGAGCTGCTATGGAAATAACTGGTATGTTTAAAACACTAATGGCATATAATAAAGGAATGTCTAAATATGGAAGTATTACAGATATCCCTATTTGTAATTATTATATTCCAAATGATTGGACAACTTGTCTTCAGACTAAACTTGGGTATATTTATGATGCTACTAGTAAAAATAGTAAACATGAACTTAAAGCGTCTGATCTAGTTGATGACGATGCTAAACGTGTTTTAATGGCTACTATAAAGAATTATGGTTTTGAGAGACATCATATAAGCAATTTCTTAATGTTTATGGATGATAAAGGCATGGTTCAAGGTGGAAATGTAAGAAAACCTTTTATAGACAATGTAATTAGAGATTATTTCTGTGTAAAATTTATCACTGATAAGAAAACTAAAAATCTAGTTAGTTTGACAGAATATAAGAATACTTTTTATGTAGATGTAGAAACTATTATGAATAAAGTATTAGAGAATATGTCGAAGTGGTTGGAAACTAGTAAGTATTATATACATGGTAAAGTATACCAAGAAGTAATTAAAGATTATAATCCTTTAAAGGTTGGAAATACAATCATTTTAGGATCATGGAATAATATATTATTTGACAAGGTCGAAGGTTCTGCTCCTAGAGTAGAATTAGTAGGTCGTGGAGGTAAAATGATATGAGTAGTATACTAGAAGTTATAGATGATATTCAAGAAAAGGAAAATGTAGATACAAATACAGAAAATACGAAGGAAGAAGTTGCAACTGAAACTGCTAAAGATATATTTGATATAATTGAAGAAGTTGCTACTGAAAATATTGCAACTGAGGCTGTTATAAACTACGGATTTTTAAATATAGATGAATCTGTAATACCAGTATTAGCTGATGCATGTGCAAAATACATTAATGGTCTTAAAGGAAATGATGAATATGAAAAATTCCAAAAAGGAAAAGAGTTATTAGAATCTGGAGAAACAGTCAAATGGTTTGAAATGAATATATCATTAAAAGAATTAGTATATTCAGATAGAGATAAATCTATGGTTATATTCTGTGATGCTAAATGGGATCCAGAACATGGAGTAGGAATATCTCTAAAGAATTTTAGTGTCGGACCACAAGATTCATTTTTATAAAAATAATAACACGTCCTTCGGGGCGTGTTTTATGTACCGATAAAAATAAGAAAATTGTATAAAGGAGTGAAAATAATATGCTTAGCTTAAAATTTAGACAAACTATGTCTTTTATATCAAATATGTATAAAATGGAATTACAACCAAAAATACCTATTCCCAGAGCAGATGTAGTTAGTATAGTAGATAAATTAATGAAATCAAATGAAAAGAAAAAAGGTAGGTTTGATAATGTTAAAGCATTTTTAACACATTATGATGAAAAAACTAGTAAATTACATCTTAAAGTGGTTGCTATTAATATTAGAACTAATAGTAATAAAGTATTTGGTACTTGGGGTTATTTAAATAGTCAATTTGTGAGACAAAATGGATTATTTATTACAGAATGGTTTAATAATAATGAAATTAGTAATTATTATACTATGAATATTAAAAGAGTCTATACTCTTTCTACAGAATGGAGGATGGATGAATCAACAGAAACTCAATTTGAGGATTTAAACTATTATGATACAGCTAAAAGAATTGTAGAATATTCTAAAGATAATAAGTTTTGGGATAAATATCATAATGTAAAAATTAAGAATAAAAGATATTTTGATATATCATTATCAAATTTTATGTATACATTTAATATGAATATATCTGATTATTTATATAAATATAGATGGAAAACTTTTGAAGATTTAAATAGAGAGTTTCCTATAGATTTTTATAAAAAGAAAATATCTGGTTTTGAAATGAAATCTCTAGTAGATAGAGCAGAGTTTGAGTTATCCAGATGTAGAAAAGATAATGAACTAGTAACATTTACTAAAATGTTAACATTAAGAGGACTATTTAATGTATCTACAGCGGAATGGAGTATAATAAATCATAAAATCAAATATTATAATAATGAAGAAGATTTTGATATGGTTAGATATAATAATCATTATAGTTCGTATGAAAATGATAGTAAGGATATAATAGATAGATATTTATGGCTTTCTGATTTATTTAATTTTACTGGAATGGATAGTATATTATTGAAAGGAGCATAATTGTGCAAGAATTACTAATCTTTAGAATTAATGATAGTAAAGACTTAGATGTATATTATAAAGACCGGGATATGAAAGATTTTGTAAATGTTGCTAAAATAAAATATACAACTTTTAAAATTCATCAACCAGGTATATCAGCAGGTAGTGAACCTACATTATTGAATACAAATGTAATTGAATTTATTATATATAATGAATTACCTAGATTTCAAGATGTTAGACCAGAATTAGCTAGATTCTTACAATTTTTATATAATACACCAGATGAGCCTAGATCTGTAACTATTAAAGACTTTATGAAAAAATATATAGATTATGAGGATCTTAGTGTATGGGACTCTCATATAATTGAATTTGATAAGAATCTATATAAAGCTAAAATGTATTTTGAATACATATTTAATGTAAATAAAACAGTTATTAATTTCTGTTATGATAATGGAACAGTTTTGAAAACTGAATTAGTGTCTGATACATTAGATAACTTTAAGAATTCAAAATATGAGTTCAATGGAGATAATTTGATAAAATTCATAGAAACTTTCAAATTATTAATTGATGTGAATAAAGTTCTAAAAGTATTTGCATGTACAAATTTATATGTAAAAGAAATAATAAAATCTAAATTATTAGAAAGTGTATCAACTACTATAATAAAAAATGAAATGATAAGCTTTTATGATATTAAATTGGAGGAATAGAATATGAAAAGAATTGAATTTTATGTTAAAAATGGAGAATTGTATTTAAAATTATATAAAGAAAGATATTTACCAATTACTTGTAAATGGGCTGGAGATAATTTATATTATAATATAAATGAAGACAGCAATGCATATGATGCGTTAAATTATCTATGTGAATCTAAAAATATAGTATCTAGAGATATAGCTAAATATATAAAGATATTCTATATGCCTAAATTTGTTAAGTATATAGAAAATGTTAAGAAAGTTTTTAAAGAATACAATGATTCTAATGCAAATAATATGTATTTTGTAATAGAGGACTATGAACCACAACCAATATCATGTGCAGTTGGATTTAGTATTGGGTCTATTACTACAAGTATAGACTTAATATTATCATTAGGACAAAATAATACAATACCGACACAAGTATCATTTATACCACATCCAAAACATAAAGGATTATATGTAAATGCTAATGATACTATAGAAAAAGATTTTGAAGATGCTGAGGATATTTATAAAATGTTTAATGTTAAAATAAATGACAAAACATATATTAGTCCCAATTCATTATTTAAAACTAATTTAAGACAGTTTATAATAGATGAGTTTAATAAAATAAAAGACAAAGATCTTGATTCTAAAACTTATGTTACAAGACATTTCTGTGAAGATATAGAAGAATATACAGGGGAAGATGATAATGAATAAAATAAAAAAGTCACACTTTGAACTCATCGTTATAAATGATGCATTAGGTATATATTATTTTAATGGTGATACTAAAAGACCTTTACTATATAGAAATTTTGACAGATGTGATTATACATCTGTTGAAGACCTATTAAATAAAGTAGCTAATAATAGAGCTACTACATTATTATCAGAATTATTTAAATATGAAGTAGGAAATAATAAGCGTAATTTAACTAAGTTTTTGGAACTTATTAGTACACCATCTGAAGGTGAAAATGAAGAATATGATAACTTTGCATTTATAATGCCTACTAAATCAAATTTAAAATTTGATGTTGAAAGTGTATATGAAAGAATAGACGATTCTAATATATCTATATCATTTAATTTTATAAATGATATATTTAACTTTAATTTTGAAGTAAAAGAAATACATAAAACTGTATATGAAGATGAGGATACTCTATTTAAAATTTTTACTGAAGAAGATTCTGTGAAATATATGAAATCTCATATAGAATCATCTTTAAGTAGACTGTTAATGATAGATGATATAACAGACAATTACTTAGATTATCTACTACATCATATATATGAGAATTTAAAAGTATTTATAAGATTAAATCCATCAATAAATACTGTATTAAAAATAAGATTACCAGATACAATAGGAATGAATAATAAGATTACAAAGGAGTGAATTATGAGTAATATAGAAAGAGAATACAGCTTACGTGTTAGCTGCACACCTGGAGAAACACCAGAAGGTCAAGATTATTATTGGTTTAATATATGGATTAATGATAGTAAAGGAAATCAAAGAGATACACAATTAGTACTTGGTAGAGCAGAACCTTTCCTAGAGGCAATATTTAATGTTAATCATAATAATCCAATGAACACTGTAACTGATAGAGAAATGTTTTTAGAAGCATTAGAATTTATAAAAAGAAAGTTCTACGCAGATGATGATATAACTAGAGCATTTGCAGGACTTCATTTTGCTGATAAATTTCCTCTTGAACATTATTCTATAGCATATATAGCAATACTAGCATGGATTAATATGTCTAAAGAATTTATGTTACAAAATAAAGAGATTCTTGAAAATGAAGAAGCTGAATATTTGGATGAAGTATATATAAATGAATTTATAGATAGAATATTAGCCGATGAGACAGAATGTGTATGTGATGTAAATCTTTATACACACTTCCGTGGTAAAGTAACTATTGCTGATATAGAAGATCCTGTAGCTCAAAAGGTTATAGATGAGAAAGTTAATTCATTTGTATCTGCAGTTAATGACTTTATATTTGTATCTGATGAAGAAATGGAAGATTACAAGAATTACACTGAACTTGGTGATACTCTTGATATGATAACAGAAGATATGGAAGACGGAGATATGATAGTCTTAAAGAAAAAATTAGACGAAGATGACTCCGATAAAGGTCCAATTAACTAATATTTTACATAATTACATATACTATAGTAGTATAATCAATTCTGAGGCGTTTATACACTGTTTTAACACGTTTTATAATAATATCTATATAAATTACTATATAGTATTAATAGAACGCTTAAAATGGTACTATAAACGCTTCTAAATTGATTCTATATAAAATTAATATAAAGGAGTGAAAATTGTATGAGTGAAAAACAGTATACATCCGAAAATATCAAAGTTTTCGAAGATTTACAAGGTATACGGCATAGACCTAATATGTATATTGGAAATACATTAGAAAATGGTTTGATCCAATGTCTTACAGAAGTATTCGTAAACTCTATTGATGAAGTAGGGTCAGGACATGGAGATGTAGTTAAAATCAAACTACTAAATCCAATAGGTTTTGAACTTTCTGATAATGGACGTGGGATACCAATAGATCCATATCAAAACACTGGTATTCCTACAGTTACTATTCTATTTACTAAACCACATAGTGGAGGTAAAATGGAAGCCAATGTAAACTATAAGAATGCAATTGGTCAAAATGGGATTGGATGTAAAATAATTAATGCATTGTCTGAAAAGACTACAGTTGAAATTACTCGTAATAACGAGGTTTATCAACAAACATTTAGCAGAGGTTATGAAACATCTAAACTTACAAAAATCAATAAAGTACCAGAATATCCTTCTGGAACAAAGATTACTTGGATACCTGATAGTCAAATATTCAAAGAAGTTATTGAATATAACTATAATAAGGTAAAAGATATGGTACAAACACAAGCGTATCTAAATCCAGGTAATAAATTTATACTTTCTGATGAAAGAACTAATAAAAAGGAAGAAATTAAATCTGAAAATGGTCTACTTGATATGATGAAGGCTAGACTTGGTGATGATAAACCTCTGTTTAAACCAATCCATATAATTGCAGAAAATGATAAATACTTTATAGAAGCAATCTTTACATATACAGATAATAGCTATGAGGATATGATTTCATATGTAAACTCTGCTCATATGCCAGAAGGCGGATCTCATGTTCAAGCATTTCGTGGAGGTTTCACACGTGCTATTAATGATATTAGTAGACAGAATGGATTCCTTAAAGATAAAGACAGTAACATTGGAGGTAATGAACTTCGTGAAGGACTTAGTTGTATTATAAGTTTTAAAATGAATGAACCTCCATTTGAGAATCAAACAAAAACTAAGCTTAGTGCTCCAGATATTATACCATTTGTACAAGAAATAGTATATAATAAACTAATAGCATGGGCTAGTGATAAACCAAAGGAAACTAAGGTATTAGTTGATAGAATCTTACTTACTAGAAGAATAAAAGAAGCTAGTAAGAAAGCTAGAGAAATGGTTCTTGGAACAAAAGCAGCAAAGAAAAGCAACTTGACATTAACTGATAGTAAACTAGCGCATTGTGTTAGTAAGAAACCAGAAGAATGTGAGTTGTATATAGTAGAGGGTGGACAATAATCCTATTGCCCTCGTTAAATCTCTCTAATTGCGGGGAACTACCGTTATAAAGATATAACTACTACTTATACATAGAAATATAGTATAAAACTACGACCGTAATAGTGGTAAGTAGCATAGTGAAAACGTTATTTCAAGGTATAATCGACGCAGCAAAGCTTCAGCTTTATCTCTAAATATTTAATAAAGGAGGTGAATATATGGCTACACCAAGATATACAATTAATCTTAAAGATTTGATAGGAAAGGGTTATAAATTACACAATTTTGATGAACCTATATATGTTATAGATGCTAAACGTATGATACCCATAAATCGTAAACGAAAGCATAATATAATTTATTTAAAATTTAAGTATTCTAATAAATTTGAAACTATTGAAGTTTGGCATAGTTTAGATGCTATTAATAAAGGTGATGTGAGAAATTATCTTAAACTTGGAAAATATGACACATATTACGGTAAACCATCTGGATTTATAGGGTCTAGTAGCTTACATAATATTTGGATGGATATGCATTATAGATGCAATGAAGATATATACAAGCATCGTAATTATTATGGTACAGTTAAAGTGGTAGAAGAATGGCGTGTTTATCAAAATTTTATCAAATGGGTTAGATCGGAGGGATCTAATTATGATACTAGATGGGTACAAGAAATAGATAAAGATATATTTCAATGGTTTAAATCGCCAGATGAAATTAAATATTACGGACCAAATACATGTGTGTTCTTACCTAAATCATTAAATAGATTTTTATCATCTTTTAGTATTAAAAGAAATTATGGAAAGAATTTTGCTAAAAGGTACCATTCATTGATGTTTAATGGAAAATCATTACATATAAGTAATTCAATGTTATATAATAATGGCAATAATTTTAAATATTGTAAACATTATGCATTTAATGCATTAATTAATTATTATTTTAATACATATCAAATTAATATTAAAATATATAATCAATTAAAATCTATTAATAATTTTGAATATTTTATAAGTGATGACAATGACATATATAAATATGTGCCACCAGAAACTATGAATAGAATAAATAAATTTATAGATGAACAGATATTAAAAATGAAAATTAGAGATAAAATAATAGAGAGTGAAGATGAAGTGAGCCCAGAGACTAGTCAGTTATAATCAGTACTATAAGTAGAAAAGTGATTATAATATATGTAGAGCCAGAAGCGACTGCTGGTAAGACAAAAGTGAAAGTCTATTTAAATCGAAACGGGAGAAGAAAAGATATAGTCCGATACATTTATATAAAACAGCTGATTATATAAATGCGGTTATTATGACGGGGTAATAGTGGCGTATTATCCGAACTTTGGATTCTGCAGCTGGAACAGTTAAAAATGCTAGAGATAGCAGATTTCAAGCAGTATTTCCTCTAAGAGGAAAGATTATTAATGCCGAAAAGCATAATGAAATTGAAGTTTATAATAATAAAGAAATAAAAGATCTTATTATATCATTAGGATGTGGAGTTAAGGATGATTTTGATATTAAGAAGCTAAAATATCATAAAATCATACTAGAAAATGACATGGACGCCGATGGCGCTGCAATATCATTATTATTAATAACATTCTTCTTTAGATACATGCCAGAAGTTATAATTAATGGACATTTATTCATTGGACCAAGTCCACTATTTATTAATACAATTGGTAAACAGAAATACTTCACATATGATGAAAAGGAACAAGAAGATTTCTTATTAAAACATAAAAATGATAAGATATCTGATATACAACGTATTAAAGGGCTTGGAGAACTAAATGCGGATATATTTAGAGAACAAGTAATGAATCCTAAAACTCGTAGATTACTTCAAGTAAAAATTGATGATTTTGAGAAAGAATCAGAAATTATACATATGCTTCAAGGTAATGATAGTACACATAGAAAAAGACTTATAGAGACAGGTGAATTATAATGGGACCAATGTTATATGATAAAGATCAACTAGAAAAATATAAAACATCTTTTGAAGAATATAATAAATTAGTAAAATTAAATAATAAAAGAATTACTGAGACTATGAAAGTATTTAATAAGGATGTTATAAATATTGACAGTGATGATAAAGAAAAACTTAAAGAAATGGCTAAAAATATATTAGCATCAGTTAAACAGAATGAAAAGTATTCTGAAGATATTGAAGGATTAAAGATAGAAATAGACCATGAAAAAGGCATGGTCTTATTTAGACCTAAAAAGATTACTAGAGTAAGGATAATTAGAATTCCTAAATCTAAGTATTATGGGAAGAAAAGAAATAAGATGATAAATACCTATCATAAATATTAAAAATTGTATTATAAAGGAGAATGTAAATGAAAGAACTATTTAACATGAATAATATTGTATTTTTAACTGCACTTACTTATATAATATCACAATCTAAAGATATTATAAAATGGATATTTAAGCAATTTATAGTAAGAACTCGTATGGGTATCTTAATACAAGAGAATAAAATGAAAATATCTGAACTTATTGACTGGATTAAGCTTAATAGTAAATATCCAAAAGATGTAAATATATTAGAAAATAATATATTTATAGGAAGAACTGCAGATTTTAGTAATTTAAATTTCGGTTATTATATAATAAAAATAGACAGATTTACTTGGATGCTTATATGGAACTGGTATGAGAGTAGCGCTGGAGGATTACAACAATTCTTCAGCTGTGATATATTAGGTAAAAATAGAGCTAAGTATTTTAAAAGTATGAAAGATTTCTTACTTCCTAATAGAAAAGAAAATATCATAAAATTTAGTGCTGGTATATCTGTAGATGATCTTGATAGTATACTTATAGATAAAGTAACAGATAAAAAGATATTTGGTTCTCATGTAACAGAAATAGAAAATATTATAGATGGATTTCTTAAACAGAAAGAAATATATGATAAATTTGGTAAGAAATTTAAGTTAAATATATTATTATATGGTGAACCTGGTACTGGTAAAACTAGTATTATTAAATATATTGCAAATAAGTTTAAATTTGATAAAGTTCACTATATTGATAAAATGTTTGCTCGTAATGATGATAGTTGTATTATTTATAATACTAAAAGTATTATAGAGTGGTATGAGAAAACAGGTAAACCATCATTACTTGTAATAGAAGATATAGATAAATCTGTTCTTAAAATAGGTGGAGATGCTGAAAAAGAAGATGATAAACCTAAGAAAATAGTAGGAATGGATGGATATGTAAGAAACACAGTACATGGAAGCCTAACTGAAAGTGGAGAAGTTCTTAATAATTTAATGCAATTTCTTGATAGTAACACTAGTCCGAATGGAGCTATTACTATAATTACTACTAATAATAAGCAATATTTACCAGAGCCACTAATTAGACCTGGAAGATTAGATTATATGATAGAAGTAGGTCATATTTCATCAGAAGATGCGAAGGAAATGGTTAAATACTATGGTAGTAATATGGAAATAGAAGATCATGAGTATAATCCAGCGGATTTAGAAAATAAAATATTTCAAGAAATGATATCAAAGGAGATAGAATGATGACAGTATATGAGTTAAACAGAGATTTAGAAATAGAATTTAGTTATAATATTTATCGAAGAAGTTTAGTTAAAACTCTTAAAAAGCTTAGAAGAAGTTGGAAATATAAAGATTATGTAATGATGGGTAATATTTTAACTAATATGGAAACATTTAAAGAGCAAAAATGTTATGATGACCCATTTACTAAATATGGAATAAAGAAAGTAGTTGAAACATATTGGAAGAAATATAAGAAATTAGATCCACAACTTAGACTTACAGAGAAAATGCAACGTGAAATATTAGTATTTCCAATGAATTTATTAGATGAGATGGGTGATATAAATGGATAAGCATATAAGAATGGCATTGAATTCATCTGCAATTATTGCAAATTCTAGTTGGGAAGCAACTTGCTTTAATATATTAGAATATTCTAAAAGAATTCGTAGAAGTTGGAAAAGAAAAGATGTAATTAGATTATTGTGTCTAATTGATATTGCTGATAGTTTTGAATCATATCCATTTTATGTGAATGTAACAGAAAAGTATGGACTTAATAAACTATTACAAAAATATATGAATAGGATATTTAGATATAATCGAAAATATATCAGAACTTCATCTACTAATCATAATAATGGTAGAATTTATAGCATGGAAACTATTAGAAAGTATCTTAAAGATGGTATAGATCAATACATCAAAACTGAAGAAGTAGACCGTCCTAAAGAAGTTTCTGGTGATAATAATGGTTTAAATATAAAGTTTACATTTGATACTGATAATTTATATGATAAATCTGATGAAAAACCTAAAGATGAGGTTAAAGCTGTACTTGAAGTTATGAATAGATGGAAAGAATATACAGGTGATACTGAACCTTTACCTAGAATGATTTATAGAGGTGGTGGATATGAGCCGTATTAAGAAAAAGAATTTTAGATTAACAATTGACGAAGCTTGTATTATAAGAACTGGTAAATGGATATATTCTAAAACTAAAAGACTTAAAATTAAAATAAGGAAATATCATAAACTTAAAGATATTATAAAACTCGTAGAATTTACAATGGATAGTTTAGATCATTGGGTTTATAGAATGGTTCATAACATTAGTCCTAATGATGAACGTTTTGATACAGAAGAAAAAGTTATAGAATATGCAATAACAAAATATGGACTTAGAAAATATATAAATAAAATGGAGGATAACACATGGAAAGAAAATTTAATTCAAAAACACAAAGAAATGAAGGAAAGAAGTTTGAGGGAAAGAGTTTTAGTAAAGGTACCCCTAGAAGCAACAGAGGAAAAGATAGAAAGCCTAGCACTAAGACTTTTAGGAAAGCAAAATTCTTAATAGGACCTATGCTTCCATCAAAGACTGGAGTTTTAGCATCATTATTACTAAAAAATTATAGAGTTAATAATTATTTAATAGATGAAGAGTTCTATACAAATAATAAGAAGATAACAGATGCTATACTAGATACAAAAATAAACTTTGAGAATAAACTACTTGAAATATTCCATAAAGAAAAGAATTGTATTATAAGAGATAACTACTACAAAAATGTATTCTATAACTTTACTGCAATTATACTTACAAAGGAATTAGAACAACTTAAGAAATGGAGTCCTAGTTATTTAGGAAATATTGAAAAGATATCTGAATTATTTAATAAAAATGAAGCCACTAAATTATTAGCTGAAAGAATTGATAACTTCTGTCTTACTGCTAAAGGTATTATTAATAAAGGTAAAATAGAAGGAACTGATAAAGAGGCTATTAAAGAAGCTATGGCTAATATTAATATAGATGGAGTAGATACTACAGAACTTGGATATATTCAAAAAGACTTAGTAGAAAAGTTTAAATATTATATGGAAAATCCATTAGAATTCTCTAATATACATGTAGGATTACCAAACTTCGCTAATTGTGTGTTATTCTTTAAGAATCCAATAGATGAAGTATTACTTACTTCACTTCCTACAGATTTTAGAAAGATATTATTTACAGCTATGTATAATTTTAAATTATTTAATACGGATAATATCGCAATTATAAATAAACCTATATTAGATGTAATGTTAGATGAAGGTGAAAATGAATATACTAAACTTAGTGATCCAGCATTACTAAAGAAACCAGTTAAAGAAAAGAAACCATTTAATAAAAATAATAAGTTTGGAGGTAAGAAAAATGGGTATGTGGGAAAATCTAAAGAATTTAGCAAATCTTGGAAGTAATTTAGTTAAAGCTGGCGGTAAAGCATTAAATGTATTAGATAAAATTAGTGATAGAAAAGTAATTAATTATAGGGTACCTGATATGGTACCCGAATCTGATCAATTAACTTCTATTGAAAATATGTATGTAGCTACAATGAAATCTGCTATTATGAAGATGGTATTAGAAGAATATGATAGCGGAAGACTTGATTTAGAATGGTTGTATAAATATCTTAAAGACTCTTTAGAAACATTAGTTGCTCAAATAGAAGTTCATTATAAATATAGAAAAGATGTACTTAGACTTGATTTTGCAGGAGATGATGTAGATCATTATATGAATAGTTCTTATTTCCTTAAATCTGACTGTAGTATATTTTTAACTCAATTAAATAAATTAATTGATCATATAAGAAAAGATATCAATAAATTGAATGATAAGAGTTTTAAAGCTGTTCAATCTAGGGAAACAATCCTAGACATCTTAACTATTGAATAATTACATATAATAAGATAGATAAAACAAAAAATTAAAAGGAGTGATTTGAATGAAGAAAGTTGTATTATTATTAATGTTAATGTTTGGAGCGGTAGCATTTGGGTGTAAAGATCCTGATGTGAGAGAGTATGGGGTTATTATGGAAGGGCAATATAATGCAAAGGGAGAACCTATGTTTAGAGTAGAGCCTGGAATACAAGTTGTGGAATATAGATATCCAGATGGTTATACAATAAAAATAGTGACTAATGTTGGAACAGATTTTGTATTACCAGATCAAAGTAGACTTTGGGGAGATTCTAGAGTGATACTTTGGGATTATGTCGATGATAATGGAGATTATTGTATGGGATATATGGATATTTATGGAAAACACATTAAATCTGTATATGATAACTAAGGAGAGTTGTGTAAATTGAAAGAAAAAATTAAGTCTAAGAAAAAATTTGATGATGACATCGATGAAGTTATTATCAAAAATGGTAAAAAGAAAAAGTAAATAAGAAACATAGCTTTAGAAAAGCTAAAAATAATGAATATACGGAGGAATAAATTATGAAGAAAATTGTATTAATACTAGGATTATTAGGAATGTTTACAGGATGTACAGCATTAGAAAAATTTAAAGAAGATTGGGCTGCAGCAGCTAATGGTGAAAGAGAATATGTTTATAATGAAGATACTGGAAAGTATGAACCAAATGATATCCACACAAGAATTAAAAATGCATATGGTGTCGAAGCTTCGAAAGGTACTGCAAAATGGGATGTAAATTATGAAAATATTATGTATTAAAATAAAACATAAATTACATTATGATAACACGTTAAGTAAATATAATAAATATAGATGTAAAACTTTTAAATTATTAAATGCATAGGAGGAAATAGAATGAAAAAAATATTAGTATTATTGGGATTATGCGGAATGTTAGTTGCTTGTAATAATGGGGAAGTTGAAGCTCTTAAAAAAGAACTTGAAGAAGTGAGAACTGAAAATCTAGAACTTAAAGCATTTTTAGGATCTTCAGATGGACCAAACTATAGTATGGAAGATATTGAAAAAATATCTAAAGGTGAAGAAGTAGCTTGGAAAGATGGAGAATCTGACTATGATAAAGTTAGAGATTCTGTTATGAGTGGTAGCGATGGGTTAATACCTCAAGATTTAGATGTAGAAACTTATAGTAAAAATCTAACTTGGGAAATTGGAGATGCTGGAGAAGGTGCAGACCCTATGGGACATCATTATTACACTAGATTTGCAGAAACTGGTAATAAAGTATATATAGAATTAGATACAGATATGAAAATAAATGGACAAGTAGCATATACAGTAGTACCATCAGATACCACACTGAATGGATCTAAGGTTCTATTAATACTTGAACGTAAATAGGAGGATGTATTATGAAAAAGTTATTGTTAGGATTAGGAATGATGTTATCTGTAACTTCATTTGCAAATCAGTATCTTAAAGTTGTTTCTATTGGAGGACTTGATAGAGCTGGTAGAGAAGCGGCTGTTAATAAAGTAATCAGACAAGAACAAGACGGTCAAGGTTACTCTATTTTAACAGATATTAGAATAGATAATGGATATGTCTATCTAATATTCACAGATGACAAATAATAAGATGGCGGGATATAATAGTCCCGCCTGATTATTTTTATTACCTTAAACTTGGAGGATATTATGAACAAATATAAAACAGTCAATCTTGGAACATACTCAATAGGGGCGTTGAGTAGATACTCAAACTATGTACTATATAATCGTATGATTCCAAATGTATTAGACAATAAGACTCCAGTCCAACGTAGATGTTTATTTGTTATGTTTAAAGATGGAGTTCTCTCAACTGCAAAACCTAAAAAATTAAATACAATGGTTGGACTTTGTATGAGTTATCATGCACATGGGGATAGTGGAATATATGGATCCTATGTAACAATGAGTCAAGAGTGGAAACAGAATGAAGTATATTTTGAAATTGATGGGAATAGAGGTAACGTATTTGGAGACTCAGCTGCCGCTGGAAGATACTTAGAAATACGTATGAGTTCATATGGAGAAGATACATTTACACATGAACTTAGTCCCGATATAGTACCATTTCAACAAAACTACACAGATACTGGTATGGAACCATTAGTACTTCCAGCAGTAGTTCCAGATATTCTTATAAATGGGAACTTCGGTATCGCAGTAGGATATACTACAAATCTGATACCACATAATGTGACAGATGTAGTAAACGTATGTAAAGCATATGTTAGAAATAGAAAAATATCAGTACAAGAACTGGCAGAAATTATCAAAGCACCAGATTTTCCACTTCCTGGTACTATAGTAGGTAAAGGTTATAAAAGTGCTTATATAGAAGGAACTGGAACTTGTACACAGCGTGGTATATGGAAGCGTATAGATGATGGTAAAGATTGTTATATAGAAGTAACATCTATTCCATATAACACTACAACAGAACAATTTATAAATAATGTAAAGAATCTTGCTATAAAGGCAGATCAAGGTAAACTTGTATGCCATATAGTATCATATGAAGATCATAGTAATATGGATGGAATTTCTATAAAACTTAAACTTGATAATCCAGAAAATTATGATAATGCTGTAAGTCAGTTATTAGCTAATACATGTCTTGAAGTAAAACATAATATGGTGCATAATGTTATAATGGATGGAAAATTTAAAGTAGGTGTAAATCTATTAGAAATAGTAAAATCTTTTGTGGAATTTAGAGAAAAATGTCTATATAACAGATTTAAGAAAGAACTTAAAGATGTACTTAAACAAATGCACTTAATTGATGGTGTATTAATTCTTAATAAAGATAAAGTTAAGAATTTACAAAGACTTATAGATGAAGTAAGGCAGGCAAAAAATAAACAGGATAGTATACATCGTGTTATGAAAGTTTATAAACTTACATATGAACAGGCAGAATATATAGTAATGTTACGTGTATATAGACTTTCTAATATGGAGCTTGATGATTTATTATCTGAATATAAGAAATTAGAAAAGCGTAAAAATGAATTAGAGAAACTAACAATTGCTCAAAGAAATCAACATCTTGATAAATATATGTTAGATGAATGGGATCAATATGTAGTTAAATTTGGTCATTCTAGAAAAAATAATATTATTGAGAAGGATAACCTTAACAAAGCTGCTAGTATTATACCATGTAAAGTATGGTTAATTGCAAATGACAAGACATATAATATGGTAGTTGGAGCTAAATATAAAGGCACAATGAGTATAGATACGCATACTAATGGTCTTATATACATATTTACAGATAAAGGATATATGTATGTAGTAAAAGTTGCTAAAGTTATGCGTAATCCATATATAGACCTTTCTACTATTATAGGACTTAAAAGAGAAGATAAAATAGTAGGAATGTATACTACAAACTATAACGGAGATGATATATGTGTTATATTACAAGGTGAGTTTAAGCTTAAGAAATATATAATAAAAGCTGGAACTGTATCTGGAATGCATGGTAAGCGTGTATTTACAGGTGGACCTTTATTAAATACTTTAGAAAAGTATAATACATTCCATTTAGTTAATAATGCATTTAGAGTTAAGGTGGATGCTAATAACTTAGATGAAAATACTTATTATAGTTATTTTGGAATAACAAAGAAAAAAGGTCAATTTATAGTTATGTAGGGTGATGTTTATGATATACGTAGGAATAATATTAGGGATAATACTAGTTGGTTTTATAATATATAATGAAATAATGCTTTGTAAAGCTACTAGAAGTGCTATAGAAAAGATGATAAATGACATACTTAAAAATATTAGGAGGAAATAGAATATGAAAAAACATGATTTATTAATGGCTAGAATTATGAGTAATTTAGAAGTAGATAAAATGGATCCAGAAGATAAATATTATACATTATTAACAAATGATGCTGATCATAAATCTGATAGTATAATATTATCTAATCTTAGACTTAGTAATATATTATTTAAATTTGAAGAGATAGAAATACCAAGTTTATTTAAATTTGTGAAAGATAATATTTTAAATGCAGATATTATAAAATCTGATGATATTATACTTGCATCTAGTAGTTTTGATGGATTATTAAAGTTTTATACTTTTGGTAGTCCAATGTATGAAATTTTAGATAAACTTAGTATAAAGTTGGATAGATATTATGATAATAGAAATAAAACTGTAACTATTCCAAAAATAGTAAAAGATGAACTTAGTGGGGAATTACTTAGACTACATAGAATGATTAATGTAGTTAAAGAAGATATGCCAGAAATAGGTCTAATTAAAGAAACACTTCATGGATTAAAATTATATAATCCATTTGCTGATATTACATCATTAATTACAGTAGAAGATCTACCAGAAGAATATAAAAAATATGATATGAAAATATTAAATGAACTTAAGAATATAATATATAGAGCACAAACTGATAATAATGTTAGAGCTTTAAGACTTAAATCATTTGATGAGATTCTTGGTGATGCAGAGTGATATTAGGCATAATTGCAGTATGTATAAGTATATTTTCTACTATATTATCAATAATTATATTTAAACGTAATAAAAATAATTTTATATATTATTCTATGTTATTAAAACATTTAGAACCATATAGAGATGATATGCTTAAAGAAGTAGATAAAATGGAAATTCCACCAGAAGTTAATAAAGAAGATCTTAGAAATTCAATAAATTATCATATAGATAATATGAAAAAATCTTATCTTAATAATATGAGAAGTTATGTTAAATATGCAATATTATGTTTCATTTTAATATTACTTAATGGATTCATAGCAATATTTAACATAATTAACTTTAAAATATTAGAAAAACTAGCAATATTAACAGTAAAATTCTTATTATATTTTATAAATTAAAAACATTTTAGGAGGTAAATCATATGTCAATTTTAACAGATACTTTAATAGTACTTGCAATGCAAGTTATAGTGATGATAATATGTAGAATATTATCCAATGATGTAAAGAAAGAAATTCAATATAACCTTATGAGAATAAGAGCTGGGGTTAGAGAAATAACAAAAACAAGAGCAATAGGACTATTAGCAGAAACATTCTGTTTAGATTTAATTACTTTATTATTCTTACTTTTAGTGTGTGCAAATTCTTATAGATTAGTTACTTACATATAATAGAGAATATAATATGAAAGGTGCGTGATATTTATGGAATTGCAAAAATATACTGGTAATAATGGAGTTATTACTAAATTTACTGGTATGAAATTAAGTAGATATGATAAGTTTACAAATCCTTATGAAAATATGGATTTAATTCTCAGAATATTAAATAATTACAGATTTAGTAGATATTTTATAAATGAGGCTAGTCCAAATGTATTAATCATATTTAACGATCGGGAGTATGTGTGTACTATTAAAGAATTTGTAACTAATGATGAAAGACATAAATATTCTGACAGATTATATAAAAATGGTTTTTATAAATGGATAATGAAAGATTCATATACAGTTGGAGAAATTATTAGATATAGAGATATAAAAGATTTTATTAGAAATAGAATTACTATAGATATAAGTCAAAACTTTTTCGATAGATTGAGTGACCAATATACTTATGACATAACTATAGGGCTATTAACTCATAGAATATATAGTACTCCACCAGAAAAAGTATATGATCCATACCAAGACACAATAGGTGATTCGCTTAAAAGAGCATTAAGAAAATTATTTGATTAAAGGGAGATGTTATAAATGAGTATCGATGATTACAAAGATTATCTAGAACTTAATCCAGAAGGTGCTGGAACATTAAAGAAAATTATATTCCATGATATGGTTGGATTTGGTATACATGCTAGAGATATCTTTATATGTGAAGAGACAACTAATCTTAAAGATTTTATAGTTACTGGATATGTAGTTATAGATGAAAGAGATGCCTGCTATGATTCCATTAAAGAATTCGGAGAATCTGAACATAATGATATCCTTAAACTATATTCATTAGGTTGTGACTATGTAGGACCTAGTTTATATTATGTAGCACCTGGAAGTGAAACTTATTGTATTAAGGATAAAAAAGTAGCAGGAGTTGCAATTATAAGATCATATCTTTTAGAATATATAGCTAAAGATAAACCAGAAGGTTGTAATGTTCATAACTGGATTGATTTTATAAATAAAGATGCTATATATACTGAAGTTAAAGGAATCATTATTAACGCTACTAATTATTTGATAGAACAAAGTAAAAATAAATAGGAGAAATTCGTATGAATAATAAACAGAATATAATAGTCGATGCTAGAAATAAAGAAGATTGTAAGAAATTTGAGGTTGCTGTTATCCGGCAACCTCTTTCTGATCAACGTTATACAATAAAATTTACAGATAAATTCCGTATACATACAGATGGAGTACATGGACTTCTTAATATATATCTACAAGAAGTATATGCATATTATAATTTACCATTGAAACTTAGAGCAAAACTTATATATAGTGGGGATTATTCTAAGGGAGTTCCAGATAAATATAGACAGTTTGTATGTGATAATGTGATAAATATACTACCAGATAGAGAAATCCATTTATACTTTTTATTGGGTATGGTAGTTGCATGTTTTCACCAACTTAGTATGAAACTTAGTATTACTATTAGTATGGACCATAGTTTATGGGGATATCTTGATGCATATGATAATCATAAAGAATTCCGTGAACTATTAGATAACCCTATTATAACAGAAAAGGATCCACCTTGGGTAGTACAACAAAAAGAAGATCAAATAGTAAGAATTCTTAAAGATGCAGAAGTATATCCAATAAATCTGATGTTTGAAGGCGGTGTTAAAATAAATGCTAAACAAGCACAAGCACTTGTGCAAATAGGACCTATGCCTGGATATATAGATAAAAACCGTACACAACACAATGTACTTGGTGGAATACTTAATGGAATTAGACTTCCAAAAGATCTATATCAAATGGATAATAGTGGACGTCTGGTTATAATATCAGGTAAAACTGAAGTAAAAGACCCGGGTACTATTAATAAACATATAGGAATTCCATTAGCTACATTTAAACTTAATGAAGATCTATCTAGAGAAGTAATTCATGATTGTGGTACTATGTTAACACTACCATGGCATGTAAAGGGTAAAGAAGATCTTAAATTCTTACGTTGGAAATATATTTATAAAGATGGTAAGAATGTAGGATATGTAAATATTGATAGAGAAGATCTTATTGGTCAAGATATTGAGATTCGTAGTGCTTTATTTAATTATGGAGATACAATATGCGAAGAATGTATGGGTTATATGAGTGATTTCTTACAAGATACTAAAGCATGGAAAGCTTCTGCATATATGTATGTAATGGACGTTATTGGTGCTATAGTACAAAATCTTATTAGTATAAAGCATAATAACAGTGCTAAAATGCTTGAAACTCATGTATTCTTTAGAGGAGTATTATATACTCTTAAAGAGTTTTATGAAAAACTTAAAGAAATTCTACTTGCGGTTGAATTTGACTGGTTAAGATTTACTAAGGGAACACTTGTAGAATTCATTGGTTTCTCTCATGATTTTGAAGAAAAACCATTTACTAAGAACTGGTATTTAAAGATTAATGGAGAAATAGCAGTATTCGATACTCCTCTTTATGTACCAGAAGATGATGACATTGAGCATAAAGATTGCATACAATATTACATTCCAAATGATTCTGTATTTATTAAAGCAGAAGATCTTAAGATAATGCTTAAGAAACATAATAATGAGCCTAAAGCTCATAAAGAAATGTGGACAGAACGTTATAAGAATAGTCCTGCTATAAGAACTAAATACTTTAGTCAGGATGAAGAATATAAAAATATGTCTGTTAGAGATCAAATAATAGCATTCTTTAATTACTGTCGTGAAGTATCGCATTTTGATCATATTATATATTATGAAGCACTTATTTATGGACTAATGCGAGATGGTAATGATAGTAGTAAGCGTTTATCTAAGAGTAGTACTTCTGTACAATTCTATAATATAGGGGATATCCTTAGAACTCCTGGACTTACTAACGCATTATCAGTAAAACTTCACCATGGATATATTAAGAATAATATTTTAGTTCCAGAAATGGAAGTAGAACCATCAGAATTTGACGTTGTGTATAATAAGCTTCTTGATAGAGAACCTATTAAATACACAAATGAGTCAGATTTTGCAGATTTTGATGGTATTACAGACTAAAAACAGTCTTATGTATATACCTGTTTTAACGCTATTAGAGGCCTATTAGAGAAGGCGTATAATATAAATGACTAATTTATCGTTTATAATATATAGAAGCTCTAAAATAGGCCTTATAATGCGTTTAAATGGAAATTTAGATATACTTTTAAAGGAGAAATATGAACATTGAAACTAGTACAAGTTGGTGGATACATAAAAATGAATTCAAACCAGATACGTTAATCAACTTGAAAGCAAAGATGTCTGTATTAAGTTTCCGAGATAACGATGAAATACCAAAAGCAATTTTCGAAGATGGGGATTACGTGATAATTCCTAAAGTTAAAAAGTCAATTTTAGATAGCATACTTAGAAAGCCACTTATATTTTCTGATCAGAAAGCACCAGTAGTTGCATATAAACATAAATGGAATAAGATGAAATGGAAACCATTAGCACATCAAATCCCACTTATAGACAGTATATGTAAAATATTTACAGATAAAAATGAACAGGAACAGCGTGTATTTTTATGTGCTAAGCCTGGGCTTGGTAAGACATTTATGACTGCAGAAATAATAAATAGACTTGGTCTTAAGTTTATTTTTATTACTTATAGTAGTAAACTTGTAACTCAAAGTTATGAAGATTTCTGTAAATATATGGGAAAAGATGGAATGCTTTGTCTTAGAAATGGTTCTGATTTTGAAGATATAAATTGGAAGAAAGTAAGTGGTCTTTTTTTAACTCATCGTATGGTACAAAGTTTAATAAATACTTATGGTATTTATGAAGTTATCAAGAAATTTATGTTAGATATGAATGCAGATATCAAAATAATAGACGAATGTGATCGTGAAGTTGGTAGTACATATATGCTGGAATGTTTTGGTAACTTTAGTCATAACTTATATCTTACTGGTACAAAGTTTAAGAATATAAGACAGGATGACGTTATATTTCAAGCAATCTATAGACACGTTCATACATTTGGTTCTGATGTACAAGTACCAAATAATAGAAATTGTTACATTGTAAAGTGGAGATTCAATCCATCTAGAGATGAACATTTTAAGATGAGTTTATATGAAGAACAGCTATTTAAGACATATTATAATAATTATCTTGCAAATAAAGATGTATTCTTAGATTATATAATGTGGAAGTTCTATCTACAAGATGATGGTATTATACGAAAAATGATTAATGAAGGTGGTAGTATAGTGCTTTATTGTGGACGTATAGAAAACTGTGAGATAGTTAAGAAAAAGCTTATAAATAACTTTAAAATTGACGAAAATGATATTGGTATCTACAATAGTAGTATTAGTGTAAAAGAAAAGGAAATTGCAGAAACTAAGAAATGGATTATTACTACGACAGAAAGTATGGGACGTGGATATGATAATCCAAATCTACGTGTATTGGTATTTTTAGAATTTAACTTTGGTATAAGTAGCTATATACAAAATGTAAGTAGAGTTGCCAGAGTTGGAGGTAAAGAAGGTTATGTTATTGAAGGACTTGATACTTCTTTTTGGAAAGTAGAAGCGAACCACAAGAAAAAGCTTAATCTTGGTATTTATAAGGATTACTTTAAGCAAATTACATATTTTAATATACCAGATTCTATACAGGCTAAATATGTAAATGGTTATAGACCTGATAGTGAAAGAGCTAAAGAAATAAGAGAGAAAATGACTAAATTTAATAAGAAACAGCAGCTACATAAATTAATATGAGGTAAATATATGACAAAAGAAGAAGAAATAAAACTGGAAGAATTTCTAAAACAGGTAAGTACTCCACCTGGTGCTGATATTCATAGTAGAAAAGCTAATATGTTTATGTGTAATGATATTATATTTAGTAGAGATTTACATGTTATAGATGTATTAACTCAAAGAAGGAATGAAATTGACATTAATGATTGGAATAAATGGAGAGATGACGTATTTAAAATAATTAATAATCCTAGAATAAGTCCACTTGTTGGGATTGTAGAAAATGAAGATGGAATCTCTTTGTATAATTATAGTGGAGAAACTGCTAATATATTTAAAATATTTATCCATAGTAAAGCTAATTCATTTATATTACAAAAAGTAGCTATAGAAATAAGAGATAAATATAGAGAGTTATGGAAGAGTACCATTCCTAGTAAACCTAATATAATACTTAGTGATATATTAGAAAGTTATAATAGTTTTATCGTTGTAGAAGATATGTTTGATGATATGAGTATTATTGGAAATATAATTAATACTACAGAATATGTATCAAAGATTATAAATTTTAAGAATATTAAAGAATTCATACTAAAATATACAAATAAAGATGAACAGTTATACACTAGATGGTTCACAGATATTCCATGGAAGATAGAAGAAGAACTTAAAAGTGTAAATATTCCAGAAGAGAATATGAAAAGATTATTTATTGAAACTATCATACTAACAATGAATAGAAATACTATGGATTTTTATTATTATGTACAAAATAATCCAGATAAACAAGTATTTCCATTATTAGTATACGAAGTTTTTGATAGTTATGGAAATATTACGAAAGTATTTTCGTAAATAAAAAGATAAACCCCAATATAGATAAATAATTCTATATTGGGGTATTTATTTTTTTT